TTCCACCGGAACCAGGATGACCACCTCGGGTTGATCCTCGACCCCGACCGTGCGCAGCAGACGAACTGGAACCTGATTGACGGGCCGGGCCGCCGCAACGGCGGGATGGTCGCGGTCGGCGTGGGTGGCGCGCTCACCGGTCGATCCGCTGACGTGATGATCATCGACGACTCGGTGAAGAACTCGAAGCAGGCGGACAGCGCGGAACAGCGTAAGCACATCCTCGACTGGTACCAGGCCGTGGCCACCACCCGCCTGTCCCCCGGCGCGATCGTGATCATCATCGGCACCCGATGGCACGAAGACGACCTCATGGGCTACCTCATGCGGCAAGACGGCCTCGCCCTGACGCCTGACTTCCACCACCTGATCATCCCGGCGCAGGCAAAGAAGAACGACGCCCTCGGGCGGGAGCCCGGCGAGTACCTGAACTCGACCCGCCGCCGCACGCCGGAGGACTGGAAGGACATTGAGCGCCGCGTAGGTGAGCGGTTCTGGTCGGCGCTCTACCAGGCCGATCCGCACCCGCCCGCCGGTGGCGTGTTCAAGCTCGCGTGGATCAACAACCACCGCGTCAAGGCAGCGCCCGAGCTCCTCAAAACCGAGGTCTTCGTGGACCCGGCCGACAACGAAGGCGACGGCGACGAAGCGGGCATCATCGTGGCTGGCCGCGGTATCGACAGCCACTACTACATCCTCGCCGACGAGTCCGGCCACATGTCCGTGGCGTCCTGGTTCCGCGCTGCGCACATCGCCGCGTTCGAGTACGACGCCACCGCGATCCGCTACGAGCGTTCCCTGTCCGGCCTGCGGCGATCGGCGAAGCAGGCCTGGAAGGACGTGCGTCGCGAAGCCCTGAAGCTCTACCAGCTGCAAGGCAACCTAAAGGCCTGGCCGAAGCTGCCTGACGGAGTCCTGCTCCAGCAAGCCACCCAAGCACTGTGCCGTGATGACGCCGAAGCCGAAGACGTGCTGGCGATGGAGAGGGGCCTCAAAGAGCTATGGCCACACGTCCCGAAGGTGATGCGCCTGACCGAGGCCGGAATCCCGATCAGGGGGTTCACCGCCCGCGGCTCCAAGTCGTTCCGCGCGCAGATGGTGGCGCCGCTGCACGAGACCGGCAAGGTGCACCACGTGGGGTTCTTCATGGAGCTCGTGCATCAGATGGTGGCGTGGCAGGAGTCGCAGGATTCGCCGGACCGGATGGACGCCGCGGTGCACGCCATCGATCAACTCTCGGCAAACCAGGGCGAGCCCAGTTTGAACCCGGCACAGGGCACGTTGCCGACGCGGCAAAGTCAGGAGTCGGTGAACCTCGAGCGGCTCGGTTCGATGATGAGGAGAACGTGAACGACATCCGGCGGCAGGGGGAGACCCACCGCCCCGGACCTCACGGCACGGTCGGTCCCGGCCTGCCTGAGCATGTCGGGCCGCCGCCGGTGCTTCACCAGGTCAAGTCGATCGAGGTGCGCATCGACGTGCTCTCACCCGGCCGGGTACGCGTGTCGACTCACCAGGCCCGCGGATGGGCCGTCGTGGCATCCGGGCCGCGCCAGCTCCTCGATGCGCTCCAGGCCGCCTTCACGGAGGCGCAGCTCGCCAGCTACGCGACTTGGAAGGGCGAGCCTTACGAGCTCGACGAACTGACCGAGGTGGACAACTCGGACCCGTTGGCGACGACGCGGCGCACGAGCCGCCACGGTCGGCACAGTCACGGCCGGACGGAGCGCACCGACATCCATCACCCGGGCGAGTGGGCGAAGATGTCGGATGGTCGCTGGAGGTCACCGGGCGGGCGGTTGTACCGCGAGGAGTGCGACACGGTGCAGCGGGTTTTGCGCAAACGGAGGATGCTGGGCGAAGCGGGTTGACACCCCCCAATTTGGGGGGGAAGATCGACCCATGGACTTGTACCGGATCGTGGACGCGAACGACATGCCGTGCGACAAAAGCGGTTACCCGAGCGACCACGTTTTCCTGAATCCGAAGTCGGCCCGTACGGGTATTCGGCACCTCAACAAGCGTGACGCGCAACACTGGAACAAGCAGGGCGCGCAGCCCTTCCGGCCCCAGGTGTGCGCCCCCATCTGGAAAGAGGTCACCACACCATGACCGCAGTTCTGAACGGCCCCGCATCCAAACTCGATCACCTGCACGTTGAGCACATCGCCAACCGGCACGACGTGACGAACTCTCGCACCGGCGAACCCGTCGGCACCATCGCCCGCCAAGGGAACGTCATGTGGCAGGCCTACGCTGCCGACGGCTACCGCGTCGGCGACCCGGACGGCTACCTTTGCCCGGAGTTCGCTATCACTCCGCTCGCGCTTCACTACCGCGCCGGACTGGAGCACTGATGGACCAGGCCCTATGCGCGCTCTCACAGCTCCTCGCTGACCTCGAGAACGCCGCCGACGATGACATGGAATCCGGCGCCATGCTGGCGATTCTCGATGAGATCGACGGTGAGACCCGCAGGATCCGAGGGCTGGTGACCGGTGGCTGAACGCTGCGCCGTCGAGACGAAGGACCGGGTGTGCTTCCTGGTCGAGCACCCCGGCTTCCCGGTGCATATCGACATCACCAGCGGATGGCCGCAGGTCTGGTCCGTACCGGCCGACGGCTGGAAGAACCGGCTCGCCGTCCCCGATGACCCGCTTGCCGATGCGCCGCCCTCACTCCGGAGGACCTGATGACCAAGCTCGAGCGCTGCGAGCGGACGTACCTGTTCAAGTCCGACTGCGCCCACTGCCGCCCCGCCAGCAACATCGATCCGATGCGCTCGACCGCGGGCCGCAAAGTTCAGGTCGGCGATGTCTTCTCCGCGAACTACTTCAGCCGCTGCCCGGAGTGTGGAGAGCGCATCACGCCGGGGGATTCCATTGTCGGCGTGACCGAAGACGACGACACCCGCTACGTCCACGAAGGATGCGAAGACTGATGACTGCGCCTGCCCAGCTAGCCAATGTTCCGCAGGACGCTGGCTCGGTTTTGAGCCTGAATGCACGTCTTGCAGCGGCGGTACAGCTTTCCCCCGCGACCCCGATGCCGGTAGGTGTTGCTCGGTGTAAGCGCGTGACCGTTCGAGCACACGCGCTTGTCGCGGTTCTCGCGCGACTTCGATCGGCCACGCTCCCAGTTTTCCAGCTGGGGGACCGGCTCCAGATGAGTCGGGTTGATGCACCTTCGATGTGGACACTTCGGACCACTGCGACACGTTTCGTCCCGCGTGTGGCACAGGTGGTCGAGCGTGTGGTCTTCAGGTATTGGTCCGACGTAGGTCTCATAGATCAGGCGGTGCGCCTTCACTTGGACTCCAGGTGCGACCGTTCGACGGCCGTAACCCTGATCGCCGATGTTCCCTTGCCACGGCCAGCAATCGCCGACGGCAGCGCTCCGCGCCAGGTGGACATGGTCGGCAATTGTGAGCGTGGGCTTGCGGGTCCTGGTCATGATGGAACTGTACACACCGTGGGGAGGTGGACGACATAATGAGTAAGGGACACTTCGTCTCCGGCGTGGTGTCCGGCCTGCTCGTTGCCCCGCTCGTGCCCACGCCCGACCTGGAGGGGGCAGCGCGCCACCTTGGGATCTATGCCGTCTACGCCATCCTGGTGGCCCTGTGTGCACTCATGCCGGACATCGATCACAAGCCAGCCGTCGCCTCGAAGATGATCCCGTTGCTCTCGCCCGCGATCTGCTGGTTCTACCGGTGGCTGTCCGAGGTGATTTACCAGGCCACGCGCACCGAGAAGGATCGGCCGACCGGCTGTCACCGCACGTTCACGCACACCACCGCCTTTGCGCTCATCCACGGCGGCGGCCTGTACGCGGCGCTCCAGTTCACGCCCTACGCGGCGTGGGGCATCTTCCTGGGCTCCTCGGTGACCGTTGGCTGCCTGACGCACGTCTGGTTCATCGGCGACGCCTGCACGCTCTCCGGCGTGCCGCACCCGGCGTGGCCACTGGTCAAACGGCAGGGCAAGCGCTGGTTCACTGTCGGCTACCCGTCGGTGCTGCGGTTCCGTGCGGGGGGATTGCCGGGCACGATCGTCAAGGGTGAGGTGATTGCGACGTGGATCCTGACTGCCGCGGCTGGTGTCCTGGCCGTGGTGACGGTGGCGGCGGCTGGCGGGCCGTGGTGGACGGGCGTGAGCAATGGCCTGGATGCGTTCGCTCAGCTCGCCGGGAAGTAGGGCTTGTCACCCCCCAAAATGGGGGGTAGCATTCCCGTCATGAACCTCACCAAAGACAGCGTGCGCGACCTTCGAAACGATCAATTGGCCCGCTTCTACGAAACGAAAAAGGCCTACTCGCTTCACCCCGCCCGCGTTGAGCGGGATCCCATCCTCGCGGAGGTCGAGATCCTGCGCACCGAGCTCCACCGCCGGGACGCGCTCCAGCTGCGCGCCGAAGGTGAGGCCTACGCGCTGCGCAAAGCTCAGGGCGCGAGCGAGACCATCGTGATCTACGAGGAGCGCACGCCCTCCGGTGCGCTGGTTGAGGTCGCCCGAGCCAAGTCCATTCGGCGGCCGGAATGACCCGAGGTACCTCGAACACCAACTCCCGCGGCTCCAGTCAAACCCGCCGCATTCGCCGCGCCTGGCTGCTCCAGCAGTTCGGCGACGGCACGAAGGCCCCCTGCTTCCGGTGTGGCACCTTCGTCACCGACGAGACCATCTCGGTGGACCGCATCACTCCCGGCGTCGAGGGCGGCCGGTACGTCCGCGGCAACATCCGTCCCGCCTGCACCCCGTGCAATTCGGAGACCGGCAGCCATCTCGGCAACGAGCGAAAGCGAGCCAAGGCCATGGGCGCCATGCCCCGCAAGTCCCCCCTTCGGCTCGGTGCGCTGCGGCACGCCGACGCGGGCACCCTGCACATTGATCCCGTTCTTCAGCGCATGAGCGTTCGCGTGGTGTCCGGCACCGAGGTCGTCCTCGAGGGTGCGCAGGCTCGCCGGGCAATCCAGTCCCTGATCGACGCCAAGGCCGTCGGCGTCCGCGGCGCCATCACCGTCGTCGGTGCCGAGCTGCTCGCCAGGTGGACGAAGTGATCCGCGCCAGGCTTGCGATGGTCGCCACCTGCACCGCGTTCTTCTGGTTCTGCACGTCCATCGATCACGAGTCCGCTGCGTCGCCGTACGTCATCGGCGTGGCCCTGATTCTGCTGGTAAACGCCGCCACCGCAATTGCCATCCTCGCCGCCGACATCGAGAGGAAAGCGCCATGACGCAGGTCCGCCACGCCTTCGTGTTCAAGTACCCGAGCTATGACCCGGACGAAGACCGCGCCCAGTACTGGGCGCGGGTCCACGCCATGGGCCTGCCGATGCCGTGGCAGGAGCTCGACACCGTGCAGTTCCCCGGCCGCATCGAGGCCGTGACGGAGTGGGGCACCACCGAGGACATCGAGGACCCGGAGGCCACCTGGAAGGCCCTGGACAAGACGCAGGCCATCAAGCGGCAGCGCGCGCATCCGCACTCCGTGGTGGTGTCGCGGCAGGTCTGGAAGTCCTTCGGACCCTGGGGAGCGTCGCCCAAAGGCGCCTGAAGCTGCGAAAAGGCCCTCCTTCCCTGAGATTTCCCGGGGTAAGGAGGGCCTTTCTGTACCGCTGATTCCAGATCTAACCCCCTGGTCCGGGGGCATGTTGATCTCAAAATCACGCAGTCTCACGTCTGCCCACATTACGGGTGTGGCGCGAGACTGCGATTCTGCGACTACGCCGCGGACTCGTCCGCGCGGTCCTGCGGGTTACGCGTGTCCGGCCCCGCGTGCCACACGCCGCCGCGCGAGTGCGCAAGCCCTTCCTCCTTCAGCCGCCCGAGCCGCCGGAAGACGGTGGCCTTCGAGCCCACGCCGGGCACTAGGTCCACGATGTCGGCCGCCCGCGCGCCGGTGCCATCGACGGTGGCCAGGTACTCCAGGATCGGATCGCCGGGCTCGGCGGGCACCACGATCTCCGGCGGCAGGTATGAACCCGCCATGCCGATCAAGGCGGCATTGGCTGACGGCTCCAGTTGTTTGTGCAGCTCAGAGGCCTTATTGGCCTGCTCGCGGCGCTCCTTCATCTCGACGAAGAGACCCTTCGCGATCGCGGGCATGGTGTGTTCGTCGTCCTTCAGCAGGAACTGTCCGGACTGGAGGATCGTCGAGTTCCACCCCATGCGCATCTGCTCGCCCCACAGGTTTTTACTCTGCTGCACGTCGAGCTGGAGTCCGACAATGGCCCTGAGCTGCGCCTGAAGCTCCTTCGAGCCCAGGTCGACCTTGGTGCCGTTCTGGCTGGCGAAGAACAGCCGGATTCCGCACTTGCGGGCTTTCTTCGCGATCCGGCCGAGCAGGGTGATCACCTGCTTCTCGACCCCGGCCGTCTTCGCTTCCGCGAGCAGGTCAGGGAACTCATCGATGATCAACACCATCCACGGCGTTTCCCGCGTCGGCTCGAAGGAGTCGGCCGCGTCATCATCGAGTTCGGAAGCCACGCCAAGCTGGCGCTCGCGATCCGCGATCACCGCAAACACCGAGTTCAGCACCACCATCGCCGAATCCAGGTCAGTCGCAAGGGGCAGACTCAACGCCTTACGCCACACGGTGAGAGTCGCGCCACCGGCCATATCGATGGCGACCACCAGACAGTCCGAGCAGGCGACCAGCCAGGCCATGAGCGCGTGCAGCCAGATCGACTTGCCGGACCCGTTCATGCCGACGGCCAAGGTGTGCTGGAGCTGATAGATCAGGTCGTCGCCGTTCGCGAGCTCCCCCATCTTGAACCGGCCGCGGGTCGACTTCAGCGAGATCGAGCCCGGCTCGGGCATCGGGTGCGGGATCTTGCCCGACCACGGGTCCTTCGGCATGAAGGTGAACCAGGCCACCCCGGCGTCCACCATGTCGCCCTTGATGTGGACCGAGCCCGGCCGCATCTTGAAATACGCCGCGAGCGGGTTGCCAAGACGCTCGACGTTCGCGGCGGTCCCGGCGTCGGCAACCCGGACCTTCAGCACCGAGTTGCGACCCTCGCCGGTCGCACTCAGGACCTTGGACCCGACGAGCGGCTTCAGGTTCGCCGGGCACGTGTCGGACCGCGTGAACTTGGTCCAGCGCTTCGCAACGCGGTCCGCGCGACCGGCGGTCCGGATGCGGCGGTGGTACCACCAGGACCCGCCGAACACGAGCAGACCGATCTTCCAGGTCCACCCGGTGAACTCGCTCGGACCGAAACCCCACCGGACCGCGAGGTAGGTCCCGATGGTGGTGAGCATCGCGGCGAGATAGATCCGCTCGACCGGGCGGTCCAGCACGCCGTCACGGCCGCGGTCCAAGCCAGCCGGGACCAGCCGCGTAACCAGACCGGACCACCTCTCGGACAGGACCGGTCCGAAGTAGGCGAGCAGACCGCCGCAGACCGGCAGCACCGCGGCGGTCCACCAAAGCCACGGGACCGTCTCGCGCAGGACCACGGCGAGCAGGAACACGAGACCGGCGAACAGGACCGGCGAGATGGCCCGCCGCCACCGGAAGACCAGGCGGCGGGTGCCCTTGCCGAGCTTGCCCAGTGCCCAGATGGAGAACTTCGCCATCAGCGCACCGGCGGCGATATCGAGCGCACCGCCTTGCTGCTTGCCCTTACTCATCGGTCGACTCCTTCGCGGTGGCGGCGGTCCGCAGGCGCAAGGCGCGCCCGGACCCGATCGGGTAGCGGTCCATGATCTGCTGCTTGGTCGGCGCCGTCGGCTGGTCCGAGATCCACGCGACGATCTCGCGGTCCTCGGGCGCCTTCGCGGTGGCGGACCGCCGGACCGTGGTGGCGGGGGTCCGGGCGGCGCTGGTCCGCTTACGCGGCTGCGGCAGTGGCCCGGTCCGGTCCGGCTTCTCCCAGTTCGGGACCGGACCGGGCTCGCCGTCGGTCCGGACGATCTGGACCAGTTCTCGGACCGTCGCGTCCATGGCGCGGTCCGATTCGACGTGGACCGTGGACCGCGGGACCGCAAGGAACCGCGGGACCGTGTAGGAGATGGCGACCGGTCCGGGACCAGAGAAGCGGTCTGTCTGGTCCGGTGCATCCTGGTCCGCTTCGCCTAGACCGTGCTGATGCAGGACCAGCAACATCCAGGCGAGCACGGTCGGCGGGACCGCCCCCAGCAGACCGCCCAGGATCGATCCGGTCATGTAGTGGTCCACGGTGTTCGCGACCAGCGACCCGGCCATGACGGTGAGCGCGAGTGCGCGCGCCTTGCTCATCGCGGCGGACTGCTTTCGCCGAATCCACAGGTCCGTACCGAACGCCACGGCGGCGTCCATGGTGAGCGGGAAGAGCCACGCGAGCGGTCCGAACCCGGCGGACTCCGCAAGGTGGCGGACCGAGTCGAACGAGATGATGGCGGCGGACGCAACCGGCAGGGTGGCGAACAGCCGAAGGCGGGTTACGGGGAGCGTGGGCAGGCGCATTGGTCAGTCTCCGATCTCAGCGGTCTCGACGGTCTCAGTGGGCTCGATGAGATCGACTCGGGCGAATCCGGTCCGGCGGCCGACGTAGTCCCGAACGGGGAGGTGCGCGGCGTAGGTGGCGATGATCCAGACCGCGAGCATCGAGACTCCCGCGATGAGGTTGATCGCCAGCAGGGTGAGCCCTGCAATTGCGATTGCGGTTCGTATCTTCATGCGCTCAGGATAGGGCCCCCCAACCTGGGGGGATAGAGCCGAGGGGGAGACACGCCGCAGATTCATACCCCTGCCGCGAAGGTTTTCCTTGACACCCCCCACTTTGGGGGGATAGATTGGCTTCACCAACCCGGACCGGAACCACGGAGGCCCCCGATGTCGAACACCACCATCACCGCTCAGGACCGCAACCAGTGCTTCACGGTCGAGTGGATGACCAACGCGCAGACCGGCCGCACCGAGTACCGGGTTCTCGACAACGTCACCAACCAGCGGGTAGCCGTTCACTTCGACCGGGCCGCCGCGCAGCGCGAGTGCGACGCCCGCAACACCGATCACTGCCACTCGCTCGCCACCGGCTACAGCGTTCAGGAGCTCCCGTTCTGGCAGCGCGAGACCGGCGAGAACTGGCGCGTGATCGACACCCGCCGCGCGGAAGGCTACGAAGCCACCACCGCTTTGGCGAAGGTGGCCATCACCGAGGCCAATGCGCGATTGGTTGCCGAGTGGGCGAACCGCACGCAGCCCGCGTGGTACGTCAGCACCGTCGAGGCGCTGGAGCTCACCCGTGAGTACTTCGCGGGACGCCTGGCCGCGACGCTCGACGTTCTCGACTTCTGATCTCCAGGCCCGCCCTCGCCTCCCCCGAGGGCGGGCCTGGTTCTTTCCTTCCCCCCATTCCGGGGGTAAGATCGAGCCACACCCGACCGAGGAAGGGCATCCCGTGACCCGCAAGCAGGCAACAAAGAACCGCGGATTCAAGCGCAAGGTCCGTACCGGCTCCCGCAAGATCGCCCGGCGCATCAACGAGATGTTTGGCGAGAAGGAGGTACGGCGCGCGTCCACCGAGGTCTGGACCCCGGTGCCCGAGATGCAGCCCGAGGGCACGCAGTGGCGGCAGGTGCTCACCGCCGACGAGAAGGAGGAGTACCTCGCCGACTTCCAGGGCACGAAGATCACCTTCGAACTGTGGCCGGATGAGCGCGGCGACCTCGAGAAGATCGCCCGCGCGGAGATCACCTTCCTGTACGGCACCTATGCCGACACGCTCGACCTGACTTCGGTCACGCCCAACAACGACGCCGCCCACGCGGCACGCCGCACCTAAGGAGCCCGATGCCTCCCCTGCCCGGTCCTTCCGTCATGGACATCCCCGTCAACGCTCTGTGCGTTCATTCCGTCACCGCCGCCGTGGGCGTGTCCGCCACGATCGACAACGACGGCGTCGAGCGGCACGCCGAAGACAAGATCTGCGTGCTCTACCTGCACGGCCACCTCAACAGCGACACCCCGATCACGCTCACGATGCCTGCGCTGCTGGACATGACCAGCATGCGCGAGTTGCGCGACATGCTCACCGAGGCGCTCGACGCCGATCCTGATGGGCGATCGTGATGCGCATCGGCGCGTACGAAGAGCGCCTGAAGTGGGACTTCGAGATCGGTCACACCCTGGAGGACTACCAGGGTGCAGTGTGCGCGCAGGCCGACCCGGATGCCTGGTTCCCGGATTCCTCCTACACGGCGGACAACAAGCGCGCCTTGGCGATGTGCACGGACTGCCCGATCAGGCTGGCGTGCCTCCAGGGCGCGGTGGAGCGTCGCGAGGAGTTCGGCACGTGGGGCGGCCACACCCAGACGGCGTTACGAGAATTGTTCCGATCGCCGGTCGAGGGCCCTTGTCTCCCCCCACTTTGGGGGGTAACATCACTGGAGACAGCAAGTCCCGCGACGAACGGAACTCCAGATGAGCACCACGGCCCGCACCGCCAAGCCGCATAACTCGATCCTCAAAGACCTGGTTATCTGGCTGGTCGGCCCGGCCATGCTCATCATGGCGCTCATCGGCGGCATCGAGCTCGTGCACGACATGGCCACCTATACCAACGTCGTCACCGGCACCGCGATCGCCGCGAACTGCACGGCATCCCCTAGCGAGATGTTCAACGCCTGCGTCTCGCTCGACACCACACAGATTGAGGACCTCCGATGACTCGCAACGGCAAGGGCAGCGAAGACAAGGCCGGACGCTCCACCTCCCCGAGGGACGCTCGAGAGGGCAAGGCGGTCCAGGACACCGAGAAGCGCGTCAAGGAAGCCGGGAAGATCAAAGACGCGAACGCGGCCATGCTCCGCGCGCTCGACCTCGACTGACTAGCCAGCCGGGCGGGAACCCTCCCGCCCGGCCCTATCCCCGGAGGACACGCCCATGATCATGTTCAACTGGACGCAGGAAGCCGCCGACGCAATCGCCGACGGCGTTGAGCGGCTGCACGCCGGACGGACCACGACCGGCAACGACGAAATCACCCTGCATGCCGACGAGCTCGCACTGATCTTGACCGTCGCCGTCAACCTCGCCGCGCCCGCCACCCGCCTGCGCCTCTTTCTCAGTGAGTGGCGCCGGAAGCACGCGTACTCGGATGACCCGATCGCACTCCTCGACACCGGCGGCCTGCCCGCGGCGATCACGCCGTCGGACCTCAACGCCGTCCTATGCCGCCTGCGCGAGCTGGAAGACCGGCCCGGCCCGTCGTGAAGGCCTGCCGGATCCCGAAGTCGGGAACGTGGCGCACCGGCGGGGAAGCCCGCACGGCGCTCGAGACGATCTGGCGCAGGCTCGCGGCCGGTGAACTTCCCGAGCGGCTCTACACCCCGGCCGGGTACTACAAATGCCCGAAGGGCGACGGCAACCACTACCACCTGTCCAGCAAGTCCACCAAGCCCTGGAAAGCGGGCAGGGGTGGCAATCGATCAGGGAGTTACCGATGAAGACCCTCGCCCAGTGGATGCATGGCCGACTGGCCGAAGCGTTCCGTTGCCCGGAGTGCGATCACAGTGAGCCGGACGCCACGGAAGGGTGTGAGTGCCAGGACGAAATCTGCGTGTGCAACCCGGCCAATGTGCTCGACGGAACAGGAGCGACAAACGATGAGTGACATCCACAGCAAGATCAAAGCGAGGGCAGCGAATTTGTTCGATCAGGCGCAGTCGACCAAGCATCCGGCGTTCCCTCGCTCGATGTCCGAAGCGACGCAGGCCGAGCGGGACGCCGCGACAATGCAGGCGCGATCCGAGCTCATCGAGCAGGCGAAGCGGTCCGGCGACCACGACACCCTGCGCGAACTGCATCTCCAGTCAATGCGCGCATCCGGTGCCGCTTCGCCGTCGTGGCCACGCCTCGAGGTCGAGGGACTGCCAGCCCTGGCCATGGACCTTCAGGCCCGGCTCGGTGGCCTCATCGAGCAGGTGACAGCCGCGGCCAATGGGCTGGCGGCTGCGTTCGGCCCGTTCATTGAGCAGGCCGCACTCCTCGCCGACGCGGCGAATCGGTATGCCAGCCTTGGTGAGGATCACGACGTGGACGGCGACACGGTAGAGGAGCTGCGGGCCGAAACGGAGATGCGTGCCGACACGGTGCGCGCACTCATCCGATCGGAGGAGTTGCCCCCCAGTTAGGGGGGATGCTAGGGTCATCCTTGTTCAACGGTTCAGAGTCCCCACCTCTCCGGAACAGGCTCGTAGCGCGCTAAGTTCGCCAGTCCCTCGATCAGGACAGGGCAGCTCGCAGCGGACAGGCCCGTGATCGGAGGGGGTCAAGTCTCCCAAGCCGTAGACGTGGAATCCCCGGCTCGCTCTCTGAGATGAGTCGGGGATTTCTGCGTGTCAGCCCCCTTTCGAAGGGGGATAGATTACGATGACTAGATGAGCGACATCCTGACTTACGGCCAGTGGTACCCGGCCGCCGTCCTGGTCGTTGACACCGGCCAGGTCTGGCACCGGTGCCGCGTCTACGTCACCAGCGCAGGCCTTCGGGTCTTCCGCACCAAGCCGGAGTCCGGCGACAGTCCCGATTGGGAATCGCCGCTCGATATGGCCAGGCACGCGGAGACCGGCGAGCCGAACTGGACCGCGAACCAGATCGGCGTGGACATCCACACGGAGGCCGGAACAGTGGTCATCACGCCTACCGGCGGATGCGGTTGCGGCTCCACCCTGAAGCGCTGGGTGCCGCGGTGGGCGAATCGGGCCGCCGCGTGGCCCACGGCAACACCCGTCAGTTGATCATCAACCCGCGAAGGAAACGATCATGCAGGACAAAACGAAATCCATCCTCAAGGCGATGCGCGACGCCGTCCGCTACGTCTGGCCGGTCTGGGCAACCGCCTGGAGCGTCATGCTCGCCGCGCGCCTGACCATCAGCGACGTAGCGGGCGGCTGGCTGATTATGGCCGTCATGCTCGCCGGGATCCTGGCCACCTGGCGAGCCGACCAGATCATGGACCGCTACCACGCCTGGAAGGCCACATTGCCGACCGAGTTGGACGGCTCGCACGAGCGGATCGACAACCCGTGAGCCCCTGGCTGAAGGAGCCCGCCCCGGTCGAGCACGAGTGCCGCATGCCGATGTTCTGGTTCAAGCGCGCTGCTCGCCGGTGGCAGTGCCCGGACTGCGAGACGATCTGGTATGTCGCCGAAGACTGGTCCGGCGGACGACAGTGGGTCGAGCGCGAGGAGTTCGAGAAGATCTACGGCCCTCGCGAGCCGCTGCGCATGCCGGGCGAGAAGGTCGACGCCGCGGAAGACATTGCCAACCTTCAGGATGCCCTGAGCGACCCGCGGCCGGTGACGGCACAGGACTGGGTGCCCGCGCCTGAGACAGATGAGCAACTGATGGAGTTCGCCAAGTCATACAGGGGCATCCGCGTACCGAAGCAGTATCACGACGAATTGCCAGCCCTCACGCGTCCGGAACACTTCGATGGCGCCATGCCCGAGTGGACGAAGTCGAACGAGGCCTTCAAGGAGAAGCTTCGCGAGATCCGGGACACCCCGATCAAGTGGCGGTCGGTTTCCGAGCCGACCGCGCGCGCCGTCATGGGAGATCCTGCGCCGGACACTGTCGTCGAGATGACTCCGGGCGAGCCGGAGACACACATCCTCACCGAGCCGGTCGGGCCGGTGGAGGCGCAGTTCCGAATCAGCGCCATCCGAACCCACGCAGAGATCCTGTTCGGCGCGACGCATGGCGGCGGCGAAGCGGTCAACAGCGAGGCCATCGGCCGGGCCAATTCGGTGGTCGCGTACGTCGAGATGATCAGGAGCCAGCACTCATGAGCTACCTGGAGTTCGAGGTACTTCTCGGCTGGCTGGATCGCAAGTCCAGCGACGGCCGCGAGCTGAAGCGCCCGGCGGGCAAACCGCGGGCGAACCTGCCGGTACCGGTGATGGTGCGCCCAGATGACGGAATCGGAACGATGACGGCGGTTGGAAGGCTCGACACGCTCATGATCGCCGACCGGCGGGGCACGAGAATGCTGACCTATGGCCGATGGCCGCGACTGATCGGCACCGGCGTCTTGGACGTGGCGAAACTGGAGGCCGCATCCCCGTCGGTGATGGTCCAGCTCACCGGCCGCGCTGACGGACGCTCGGACGGTGTGCCTGTCACCTTCGCGGTGACCGAGGGCGAGCAGGGTGAGGACGGGTACGTCTTGGGCGGGGATTGGCGACTCACCGAGGTCGTGCTTGACGGCGAACCGATCTGGCCGTCTTGCTCACTTTGGCCGACGACCATCCACCTCGACTCATGACCGCCGTACCGCTCCCGCCGCCGTCAGTGACGCTGTACTGGTGCCCGTTCTGCGGGCGCACCGAGCAGGTCAACCACCGTAAGCACGTCCCGTTCGAGCAGCTGGGCGGGCCGTACTGCGTCGGCGCGTTCACGCCGATCGGCTACACCATGACCCACACCGCGATAGTGACCACGAGAGAAGCCGACCAATGATCCTCGCCTTGCTCAACCGATGGGGCCGCCTGGTCTTCCGCCTGAAGACCGGCGAGTCCTGCCACTGCTACAGCAACTGGGGACCGTGGCACCTGCGAGACCTCGGGCGCCGCAAGGTCCGCCACTGCCAGGGGTGCGGATGGACGGAGGTCGTCTGATGGCCGAGTACTACGCGCCCGGCGTGTCGCGCCACATCAACGGCCCGGTGAAGATCGAGTTCGAGGGCAAGCAGATCGGCTACGCCACCGGCCTGCGCGTTACGCCCTACCTCCAGCTCCCGCCGGACCCGCACCCCACGCCGCGCGGATGCTGCACGGCCTGCGAGGGCACCGGCCATGCGCGCCCGATCGGCCACCCCTGTGAGGACTGCTACGCCACCGGGTGCGCCCATCCGCCGCCGCTGTGCACCGAGGACGCGAAGGACGGCGACGACTCATGATCAATCTCGACGACCTGCCCGAGACACGCAAGCAGGTGGAAGCCATGGCCGAGACCATGTACTTCCTGGTCAAGCAGGCAGCCGCCCGAGGGGACAACGAGATCGAGTGGATGTCGGAAGCCTGCGCAGCCGCCCTGTCCGACCTGGCTCGCGAGCTCAAAGAGACCCCCGAGGAGCGTGCCAAGTGGTGAAGCGGTTGCCGGGATCCCCGGGCGCACAGTCAACCCTGATTGACGTAGCTGCGACGTATCGGCTGGTCAGGCTCATTCAAGTCGATTCCATCACCGAACCCGCCCGAGACAGCGTCGCCACCTGGCTCCTCAAACACGACCACCACAAGATCAACGAGCTCCTCTCCTGCCCATGGTGCCTCTCCCCGTACGTCGCCCTCGGAGTCACCATCGCCCGCGCTCTCTCCCCGCGTATCTGGAGCATCGCCGCCCGCGTGCTGGCATTCTCAGCAACAACCGGCGTGATCACGGAACTCCTCGACTGGATCGAGGCGAGCGAACCGAGGGAGTGAACCGTTAATGCCCCTCCCCTGGTCGACGAAGCGCAGGAACGCCAGCACCGCATCCGGACAGGTCATCGACCTCCGCGACCGCAACAGCATCACCGATCTCGGCAAGACCAAGATGGCCTGGCAAGCCATCGCCTGGAACTACCGGGACCTCATCCCCGAGCTCGGGTCCGCGCTGCGCAACAAGGCGAACATCATCTCCAAGGTCCAGTTCACCATCGCCGCCGTCAGCGGCGGAGACGACGAACCGAACATCATCGTGCTCGAGGACGGCGACGGGAACCCCACGCCAGACGAAGATCTCCCCGTGGACAGGCGAGTAGCGGAAGCCGCCCGCGACTGCCTGTCCCGGCTCCCGTTCGGATCCGGCTACCGCTTCCAGGGCATGATCAGTCAGTCGTTCGACATCCCCGGCGAATGCTGGCTACACGGCTTCCCCGACCAGTACGGCGACGAGCAGTGGATGATCAGGTCCACCAGCGAAGTCATCCCCGGCAACGGCGGACTCGGCATCATCGACATCCCCGGCCGGGCCGCACGCCCCATCAACGCCAAGACCGAGACCCTGATCAGGCTCTGGGTCCCACACCCCCAGTGGTCCGGCCTGGCCGATTCCCCGCTGCGCACCATGCTCGACGTGTGCGAAGACGTGATCTTGGCCGGTCGCGAGATCCGGGCAGCCTCGAAGTCCCGCATCGCCGCGAACGGCATCATCCTCATCCCCAACGAGCTGACGCTGATGGCGCGCTCGGGTGCCACGCTCGACCCGGAGAACGACCGCTTCAGCGCCAACTTCACGGCCGCCATCACCGCGCCGATCATGAACGAGGGCGACGCCGGATCCGTCGCGCCCATCCTGGTCCGCGGCGAAGCAGAAGACCTGAAGGAAGTTCGGCACGTCCGCTTCGAACGCGAGACCTCCGATGACCTGCTCGGCAAGATGCAGGCCGCGTTGAACCGCATCGCCGACGGCCTCGACCTGCCGTCCGACGCCATGCGCGTCGGCGAGATGAACCACTGGTCAGGCGCCATGATGGACGCCGCCAAGTTCAAGGAGCACATCGAGCCGTCCTGCCGCCTGATCGTCGACTCCCTCACGGAGTCCTACTTCCGGCGCCTGCTGATGCTGCCCGAGTCCGACAACGGCTACGGCCTGACGAAGGACGAAGCCCTCTCCGTTCAGATCTGGTATGACGCCGGGAACATCACCGAGAACGCCAACCGGTCCGCCGATGCCGACGCCGCCATGGATCGCGGCGGCCTGTCCTACGTCGCGTACCGCAAGGCCAAGGGATTCAACGAGGACGACGCGCCCGACGAAGAAGACCTGAAGCAGCTGGCGATGTTCAAGGGCACCACGCCGCCGGACACGCTCAGCCAGCTGGCCGCGGAGATGCTCGGCACGCAGCGCCAGCAGACGCCGCAGATCATCCAGGGGCAGGTGCGCCAGCCCGCCCAGATCGAGGAGATGCCCCGTGGGCCCGGCGACCCACCGCGAACCCCGAGCACCGCGCCGGACACGGCACCTTCCGGCGTGCGGGTGGCCTCGAGCGGACCGGCCATCAAGGTCAGGTCGGGGGACAGGCTCGCGGAGATCGACGCCGCGCTACGCGACCGGATTATGCAGGCCGCCGACGACGCGCTGATTCGCGCGCTCGAGAAGGCGGGCAACAAGGTCAAGGCGAAGGTGCAGGGCAAGGATGCCGCGTTGGCGCTCCAGGTCAAGGGTGCCGACCCGGTCGACGTGTGCGCCATGGTCGGCCGGGACCGGCTCGAGGAGCTCGGGCTGACCGAAGACATCCTGCTCGCCGCCGCCTTCGCCTACCTCGCGGTCAAGTTCACCCAGTGGTCCACCTACGCCATCACGCAGTCCGTGAAGGCCGTAGCCGAGATGACGTACCTGCCGCTCTCGACGCTGGCAGCGCTGACGCAGGCCATGACGGCGCGGATCCCGGCCGCCTGGAAGCGGCTCGAGGGCAGCCTGAAGGACCGGGCGATGGCGAAGCTGTACGGCCGGGCCGGTGACGAACTGCGCGGCGAAGTGCCGGACACCATCGTGCTGCCCGGCGACGTGCGGGACGCGCTCTCGGAGATCGGCGGGGGCTCGACCACTGACGGCGGTATCGCGCTCGGTGGCGACATCCTGCGCACACTGGACGCTCAGGGCCCCCGTGTGGGCTTCACGTGGCGCTACGGGGTGACACCCCGGTCGAGGCACTTTGAGCCGCACTTCGCTATCGCGGGGCGCCGCTTCGAGGGATACGACGATCCCGCCTTGATCCCCGAGCCGAAGTACGCCTGGATCGGCTCGCACTACAAGCCCGGCGACCACTCCGGCTGCATGTGCGACTACGTCCCATCGTGGGCGCTGGTCGAGGCCGACGACATCGCTCAGTCCGTCATCGACGAAGAGTCCGGCGCCATGCGCGGCGAGCGGCACCTTGCCGAGCTCGACGACGCCGCCGGGCGCACCGGCACGCACAGTCAGCGCACCCGGGACCAGCGCGATCGTATGGTCGCAGTGCAGCAAAAGTGGCTGGACAGGGAGTGACCATGGCCGACTCGGATTACCTGCTCGACCTCCTAGGCGAAGGCGCGATCGACCTGGGCAACGGCCACTATGCCCGGATCACCTCGCACCACGATTGCCTGGCCGCCGGTCTCTTCCACGTGCACCCCGCCGCCGGAGGCGACCACACCCCGGTAGGGGAGCCGTGCGCGGGCAGCATCACGTTCGACCTGCCGGAGAACGCTGACCGGCCCGGCCCGAGGTGGCAACTGGTGTCGCTTGATCCGCTGACCGTCGAGCCGTCTTTGCTGTGCTCCTGCAAGTCCCACGGCTTCATCCGAAACGGCAAATGGATCGAGGCCTGATGAGCCCCTACGTAGGTCAGATCGTCCACTACGTCAGCCACGGCACTCCGGTGCTGGCGGACGGGACGCAGGCGTACACGGCGCAGTGCCGGGCCGCCATCGTTACCGAGGTCGGCGACACGAACTTCGGCGAAGACCGCCTGGCGGTGGGGCTCACCGTGTTCAACCCGAAGGGGATCTTCATGAACGATCTCCAGTACCCGGCCGCAGACAATCACGAAGGCGTCCTGCCCGGTGCCGATCCCGTAGGCGGGTCCTGGCATCACCTGACCGAGTGCCCGAGCGTTCCGGAGGAAGACCGTGGCTGACGACGTGCAGACCGGCGGCATGATCGCCCTTATCCCGGACTCGCCTGGCCAGTTCACCGTGCCCGGAGGGGATCCCACCGGCGTCATCCACTGCACCCTGGTGTTCCTCGGTGACGACGTGACCGACCTCGACGATGCCACCCGCGAGGAGCTCATCGAGCGCGTCGCCCGGATGGCCACCAACTTGGGGCCGATCGAGGCGCAGATCATGGGCCCGGCGATCTGGAATCGCGACGGCGGGCCGGACGGCAAGCACAAGCCCTCGACGAACACCACGCTGACGCCGACCTTCGCCATGCAGGACGCGAACCAGTACGCCCGTGATATTGGAGTGTCGGTGCTCGGCACCGGCCGCTACCCGAAGCAGTTCGAGCCGTGGGCGCCGCACATCTGCGCCGGGTACGAACTGCCGGAGACCACCCTCCCCAAGGCGAAGGGCACGGCGCGCTTCTCCACGGTCCGGCTGGCACTGGCAGGCAAGGATCACGACTTCCCGCTGACCGGGTGGGGCGACGACCAGGCGGGCGACATGACGCCGCCCTCGAGGTACGCAGGAAACGGAGTGATGGAGATGACCAGCACGGAGACCGCGACGCCGGTCGTCACCGAGAAGGACGGCGAGCTCCAGCTTTTCTTCCCCTGCCTCGCCGTCGAGGGCAAGGCCACCGCTGACGGCCGGTTCATCCACCCCGGCGCGCTCACCACCAGGGCACTGCCCATCAGCATCCTCGCGCAGACCGTCAACCCGGGCAGCGACGGCGGACACGCCAAAGCCGAGATCATGGGCAAGCTCGACGAAGCCTGGAAGATTCCCGGCCCCGAGTTCATCTCGAAGCAGACCGGTGAGCCACTCCCGGAAGGCACCTTCGTCTGGCAGGGACGCGGCACCGCCGACCCCGAGTCCGTCGGCGGCAAGCTCGCCGCGAAGGGCTACCTCACCGGCAACTCGGTGGATCTCTCGGAGCTCGATTGGGTCGAGGACGTGACCTACGGCGAGGACGGCGAAGAGACCACCCAGACGGCCGTGTCCAAGGGCGTCATCGCTGCCACCACCCTGTGCGCCATCCCGGCATTCCCCGACGCGTACGTCGAGATCGACGGCTCGCGCCCCGGCATGCCCGCGGAGGAGCTGGCCGCCGCCGACACGCTCGAGAAGCTGCGCGCCCTGCTCGAGTCCAAGGGCGTCGCGACCATCACCGCGGCCGCGTTCTCCGCGAGCGAGCTCGGAGACGACTGCCTCTCGTGTGCGGTCGAGGAGTTCGGCAAGATCCCGCCGCAGTTCCTGAAGAACGCCAAGGCGAAGAAGGCTGACGACGAAGATGACCCGAAGACCAAGACGAAGGCCAAGGGCAAGCCGGACTTCCTGAAGAAGAAGCTCGCCGAACTGCCGCCGGTCGCCTGGTTCGAGGACCCGAAGCTCGACGGCCCGACGCCGCTCCAGATCGACCCGGACACCGGCCAGATCTTCGGGCACATCGCAACGTGGGGCACCTGCCACATCGGCATCTCACGCCAGTGCACGCCGCCGCCGCGCTCGGGCACCGACTACGCCTACTTCATGACCGGCGCCCGCTTCGCCCTCGACGACGAAGGTGCACGCCGCACGGTCGCCGTCGGCCACCTCACGATGGACACCGGGCACGCCGAACTGTCCGCCAACGCCGCCGACACCGTCGCGCACTACGACAACACCGGCACCAACGCGGCCGACGTGGCGGCAGGGGAGGACACCTTCGGCATCTGGATCGCCGGGGCGATCGACCCCGAGCTGTCTGAGCGTGACCGTGCGCGCCTGCTGGCCGCGGCGCCGTCCGGCGACTGGCGCAACTACGGCGGGCACCTCGAGATGGTGGCGGTGCTCTCGGTCAACACCCCGGGCTACCCGGTTACCAGGGCGCGCGTAGCGTCGGGTGTCCCGATGGCGATGACCGCGGCCGGTGCGACCCGTCCGGCGATCGCGTTCGGGCCCGGCGGGATCGACTACGACGAGCTCGCTACCCGTGTGGCGGCGAAGCTCGGTGACCTGCTTGGGCAGTGGGGCCGCTCGCCGGAGGCCGCGCCGGACAAGCTCGGCACGGAGAAGTCGTCACTCGCGCTGGAGCTGGAGCGAGGCATTGCCTTGGAAGAGCTGATGCGCCCTTTCCCGGTGAGGAGCTAGCCAGCAAGCTGCCGTACGGCCGCGGGTCGGCGCTCTGGAAGTACTGGATCGGCCCCAAGGGGTCGGCCCGGTATATGGGAGCGGCGCACCCGTGGACGACGTTGCGCGCGGCGCTGGTCAAGGAAGGCGTGCCGGTGAAGATGGCGGCCGGGCTCGCGACGAACATCATGCGTGCCACGCCAGCCGGACGCGCCCTGTTTGACAAGGGCCACAAGGGCAAGGACTGACCGAAGGGAGGACGCGTGCCACACCCACGCATCCCCGGCCGGTGGGCAACCTCGGTCACGCTCGTGATCGTGCACCTCGCGGTGGCTTTGCTGCACGTCTTTCCTCGGCTGGTCTACCCTGCGGTGCCGACGACCACGTCTGTGGTGGTGGCCATTAACGCTCTCGGGCCGGTGTGGATCACGTGGTTCGGTGCCACGGGTATCTGCCTGGTAGTCGCGCTGCGTACGCATAGGTTGCTGCATGTGGCACATCTACTCACCGGCTCCAGCTGGCTGGCCTACGCCTTCGCCCTCGAGGTCGGCGCCATCGCTGCCCACGGCACACACCTGCTGCCGGTCTGCACCATCGCCCTCGCCGCGGTCCACGGCATCCTCGCGTTCTCGTACAACGCCGACATGCGCGAGGCCGTCAGATGAACCTCACCGCACTGGGCGCCCTCGGTGGCGCCGCGCTCACCTTCCTCACCTTCATCATCGGGCTCATCGGCCTCCGGGCGAAGCGCAAGGATCGCCAGGTCACAGACCTGGTCGCCGTCCGGGACATCAACGTCGAGCTCATGGGATGGGGCTATCGTGTGCGTACGTTGGCTGCATCCGAAGGGTGGGACCAGCACCCCTTGTGGCCTCCCCTGCCCCCGAAGGCCACGGCGGATTACCTGCTCGGGCGCGCCGACGCGACGAACAACCCGGAGATGCAGCAACTCGGGGAGCTCGTGAAAGGGCTCGCCGACGACCTGAAGGGCAAGACGAAATGACTGCCGCCACGAAGTCCCGGGCCGCATCGCCGCTCCTGATCGGCCTCGCCGTCGTGGCCCTGCTGGTGGTCGCCGGGCTCGGGGTGGCCATCCTGGTGTCCGGGCAGGGGCAGGAGAACCGCGCAAACACGATCGCGTCCGACACGGCGCCCGCGGTGCTGACGCTCGACGTGCTGTGCAAGCGCACTGACCAGCTGGCGAAAGACCTTGCGGCGTTGGGGGCGTGCGGGGAGAAGATCGATAAGGCGAAGTCGGCCGTCGACGGGCAGCCGCAACCGGCCGTGGCCGACGGGCTTGCGCGCTCGGACGTGATCGCGATCGTGCAGTCGCAGATCGCCGGGAAGGTCGTCACGTCCGATCAGGTGCTGGCGCTGGTGACGCAGGTCTACAACGCGAACCGGCCCGCCGATGGGAAGCCCGGCAAGGACGCGCCGCTGCCGACGCAGGATCAGATCTTGGCCGCGGTGCAGGCGGTGTGCGCGAACGATCGGTGTGTGGGCCCGGCGGGGCAGAACGGCGAGAACGGCAAGGATGCGCCACCGGCGACGGATGCTCAGTTGCTTGCTCAGGTGCAGGAGTTCTGCCAGGGGGCCAATCAGCCGTGCCGGGGTCCGGAAGGTCCCGAGGGCCCGGCTGGACCGGCGGGGCCTGCCTGCGAGGCCGGTTACCACGTCGAGGACGCGACCAGCGCCGACATCCCCCCGAAGACGGTGCGCGTCTGCGTGAAGGATGCGGCGCCGGTCGAGGGCGGCTAGGGCTCCACTAGCCAGACGGCCTTGCCGGACAGGAACATCAGGCCGATCCGCCCCTTCGTCATCGCCTCATCGAGCCGGGCGGCATCCTCGGGTGCAGCTTCGCGCCACACGCCAGTCAGGGCTACTTCCCACTTCCCGTTCTGTTGCCGCACGCACGCCAACCTGATGAGCATGGCCAGCCGCTCAGGCCTCATGGGGTGGGGCCCTGCCAGTACACGTTGCCGGTTGAGACGACGCACAGCCGATCCTTGATCCACTCATCGAGCAGGAACGCGTCATCGGCATCGGCAGGGGCGGCTTCGCGGGTGAGTTCGGTGCGAATCCACCACTCGGTGCCGTGCAGCTCGACGCGGTGGTCGATTACGGCGTCGTAGAGGACATCCTCGCGGGGCGTCATGAGACCCAGCTTGCGGTGCCGGAGTGGGTGCCGGTGACGATCTTGCCGGTCTCGAACCATTCGTCGAGGATCAGTTCGGCATCTTCGTCGAGCACGGTGAGGCCTGCGATGTTCGCGGCCGGGCGGATCATCCAGGTGGCCCCGTGAAGGTGAATTCGGCCGTCGGCAATTGCGGTGCGGAGGATGCGCGTCGTTTCGTCCATACCCACAACATACCCCCCAAACGAGGGGGACACAACCCTTGACCACCCCTGAATAGGGGGATAGATTGATCCCATGAGCAAAGAGCCGCAGAACATGAACTCGACCAAGCCGGTGAGCAAGCTCCCCCTGGAGGCGCTGAAAGTCGCGTGGGGCGAAGGCTTCACCCACATCAACGGCCAGGCCATCGCGGATGAGCTTCTCCGGCGCGCAGAGAACATCACCGATCAGGATCTCGCACGGAAGCTCATCCCCGTACTGGGCGAGGACGACGAGCTCGACGGCCGCCCCGTCTCCATGCAGCTGCGCGAGAAGCTGCGCCTGGACGGCGACGCATGAGCGCGCCGGTGGACGACCTCGCCCTGATCGTCGACATCTGCACAGACGCACTCATCGGCATCCAGATCGTCAACGAGCACGGCTATATGGCCACGGTCGTATCGATCGAGCGCCTTCTCCTTGATCCGGACCGCGTGGTGTGGGCGCTGCCGATGATTGGCGGGCCCGAGTTCGAAATCTGGGTGGGTCACGACACGGACGCCATGCCGCCGTGCTGGCGGATCCTCATCCCGGCATGACGAAGGCCCCCCGGTCACAACCAGGGGGCCTTCTCGCGCGGCATCCCGACCACACGGGAGCGAGACTACATGCTCAGTCCTGCTCGATTACATCGCCGGGCTCAGGGTCCGCGGCACGCTGGAGGGCGGTCTTTTTGCGGGGCGCCTTGACCGGCTCGCCGTCCGGCTCGGTTGGCGCGACACCGGCGCCCGGCCGCTCGTTCAGGCTTGGCACCGTGGAAAGCACGTTCAGTGCCAGGCCGATGCCCTGGAGCCCCGCACGCACGCGGGAGTCGCTGGCGTCCACGTCCGTGGCCTCGAGCCGATCGGCGACCTGATCAAGCAGGCTTTTCACGTCGGCCAGTGCGGTGCCCTTTTCCGCGTTGACGCTGGAGAAACGGTTCGACATGCCGAAGTCCCTTCGCTTGTATCCCCCCTCGATGGGGGGTACGATCCACGGTACCTGTCCAGCCCCTGATAGAGGAGCACTCTTGCTGCCCATCATCACCATCGGCCTCACGGAGGCCTGCACGCCCGTTGCCGAGCGTATCGCCGCCGGGCACCCGCTTGCCCACTTCGAGACCGCAGAGGCCGCCTACTGGGCGCTCGACGGCGCTGCACTGCCGTTCGACACCGACTTGCCGTCCGCGCCCATCTGGACCGATGGCGACCCGCGAGCCCACGTCCACGTGATCTACGGGGAGCTCTCCTTCGGCCCCGCCATCACCGCTACCGAACAGACGCTGGAGCCCTGGAAGATCGACCACACCGGCGCCACCATTGCCCTGGTGGACCGCATGGGCGCCGACCAGACCACCGTGAGGCGCGTCGTCAACGGCACCGCGGAGCAGTTCGACACGCCGATCAACGTCTTCAGCGCCGTTGGCATGCTGCGGTGCACCGACTTCGGTGCCGCCGACCAGCTCGACGCCCGCGGCGAGAAAGCCCTCATCGAGCGCATCGAGCGGTTCGACCGGGACAGTGCCGCTGCGCAGGCCGACGTATGAGCATCGCAGGCTGGATCTTCGCCAGCATCGGCGCGGCCGTGCTCTTTATCGTGCTCCTCGCGCTCGCCTACAGTGCCGCCACCGAGCGCAGCAAGGCCATCGCCGGGAAGCCCTACCGATTCGAGGGAATCACTGACCACGGGCGGCTCATCGCACAGTTTGACACCGAGTTCGAGCTCCTCAACTTCCTGAAGGAGTACCCGAAGATCGACCAGATCGGGAAGGAGCGCATCCCGTGACCAGCCCCCGCGAAGGATGGAACAGTCACGGCTACTGGATCGGCGACCCCGCCAACGAGCCCGGCGAGGGGCAGCCACCGCGGGCACGGTGCGGTGGCCCGTTGATGTGCGGCACCTGTACGCGAGTCGCCACACAGTTCCCCGGGCTGCCTGGAGACGACGGGCTGACCGAGCAGCAGCGGAAGCACTCCAGCCCCTGCAAGTTCTGCAAGGCCCGGATCATCTGGGCAGAAACCCTGCCGAACCCGGCCGGGCGCACGCCGGAGAAGCGTCGGGAGACGAAGCTCATCCCGTTCGACGCCAAGCCGTATCCGATGTCCACGTGGGTGCTGCACCTGAACGGCACCGGTCGGCCGACGTGCGGCGAGATGAAGCGCGGCCAGGCAGCCGGGTTCCGCGCCTCCGGCGGTAGCACCTACCAGAAGCACGTGAAGACCTGCACCCGTGTCCAGGACTGGCCGAAGGGCGAGTTCATCGCCAAGCAGAGGGGATCGAAGTGACCATGCCGGAACTGGGCGAGCTGGACCTCCAGATTGCCGCGCACGAAGTCGGCCACGCCGTCGCGCAGATGGCCGCCGGGTTCCATGTCGACTACGTGAAGCTGGATAGGTTCGGCGACGGCGGCGTGTGCGCGATCAAGGAGAAGGGGCTGGAGATCCCCGACGAGCGGCTTCGCGGCTGGCTGACGGGGATGCTGGCGGGCTTCGAAGCCGAGGACTACTGGATCAAGACGCAGTTCGGTCCGAGCGCCGGTGCTGACGCCGCCAATTCGGCCCCCGACTACGCCGTCTTCGAGCGCTACGCCGACATCATCAGCCTGTCCGAGGCCGAAGCCCGCTCCGATGCAATGCAGATCGTCGTCAGCGAGTGGGACGTGATCACGCGTTGCGCCTACGACCTTGCCCGCATGGGGCGCCTGTCCGGGGAGATGATCCGCTGATGACCGAGGCACACCAGGGCCCGAGCCCGATGGAGCTTCAGATCTCCGCTCACGAGATCGGGCACGCCGTGGCGATGATGCACGCAGGGCTGCACGTCGAGCGTGTCCGGCTGAAGATCGGCGGCGACGGCGAGTGCACTATCCGTGAGGACTACGGCACTGCCGCTCAGGAGCGGGGCTTCCTGGTCGGGCTCATGGCGGGCCACGAAGCCGCCACATACTGGCGCCAGACGCAGTACGGCAAGGGTGCGGGCGAAGCGGACCCGTACGAGTCCAGGCAGGACTACGCCGACTTCGCGGCCGCCGCCGACACGTACGGCCTGTCGGAAGCTGAAGCCCGCTCGGACGCAATGCAGATCGTGATCAACGAGTGGGATGTGATCTATCGCTGCGCGCACGACCTCGCTGCGCTGGGCACCCTGACCGGCAGGATGATCCGCTGATGGCCGACGCAGTGACGGAGATCTACTTCGGGACGTACCCGATCGTCGGCATGTGGGGCCTACTCACGCGAGAGGCCGCAATTACGGAGGCGAAGGAGTACCTGCGCAACCAGATCGGCGCGGCGCAGGAAGCCCTAGCCGCGCTGGAGAGGGACCCCGAGGCGTGGCGCGTCGAGGGAACCCGCGGGTTCAAGCGGGTACCGCTGCCGGTGGCGTCGTGAGGACGCGTGGGTTCGTCGTCACGGTCGGCGTCGAGTGCGTCGGCCTGATGGCAGCCGTGTTCGGTGCGGTGGCCGGGATGACGTGGCTCCTGATCGCGGGCGTGACGGTGGGATTCGGCTCGGTGCTGTTCCTGTGCATCGCGAATACGGTCAGCGGCCGGTAGGTTCGACGTGCGGAGGCCCCGGGATTCGATCCCCAGGGGTCTCCGCCTTTTTCGGTCCGAAATACCTCTTGACACCCCCTAGTTTGGGGGGATAGATTGGAGCCATGACCGAGACGCTGAAGTACCGAAGCAACGCCGCCGTTACCCGGGCAGTGAAGAAGCTGCTCGGGCGCGACGCCCAAGTCACCACCCGCTCCCTGGTCAACGGCATGGTGTTCCACTCGGTCGTCTGGATGGGCCGCGGCGAGACCCGCCAGCAGGCCGTAGACCGCCTGACCGCCGCAGGCTGGACCTGCGACCAGCCGAACGAGTACGAAACGTTCTTCGGCGCCACGCTCCCCCTTCCCGAGAACTGAGAGGCCCGGCCATGCAGCACCTCACCACCGATTACACGCTCGACACCGACCTGGTCGAGCGCACCGCCAAGGCCATCTACCGCGCCAAGCTCCAGAACGAGGAGCCCAACAACGGCATGGCGTGGGCCACTGATGCGGAGTTCGACCGTCGATGGGAGGACTCGGTGAGCGCCTTCACCCGGCGCACGGCACGCAATCAGGCCACCGCGGCGATCAAGGCGTCCGCCCTGCTGGAGCGGGTAGTTGAGCTGGAGGCTTCGATTGTTGCCTCGCCGCTGTCCTCCCGAATTGAGCGGTGCTGGGTTCCGACCCTGGTCACTGTCGGCCTGAACAACTTCGCGAGGCAAGACGAGAAGGCGCGCCGGTGGGCCGAGCTGTACGCGGCCTCGCACGGCTACGACCACCACAAGGTCACCTTCGCTGCCAAAACGGGCGGCTGGCAGGCCGAGTTCAGCTAGGGGCGCTCATTGCGCGCCCCGCAATCACGGGAGGTGCGCAATGGTGCAGGACTGGCGGGTCGAGGCCGCGTGCCGCGGTGTGGACCCTGAGCTGTTTTTCCCGGCCTCCGAGGTCGGCCCCGGTGCTCGGCAGGTGGCGCAGGCCAAGGCGGTGTGCGCGCGGTGCCCGGTGTCCGCGTCCTGCCGGGCCGAGCTGGGGATGCAGGAGTTCGGCGTGTTCGGTGGCCTCTCGGCTGGTGAACGCCGGACGCTGCGGGTCTCGGTGTGAAGCGGGTCCGTGCCTGGTGGTGCGGGCCCGCTTCTCTTTTGTCCACTTTCTGACCAGTCCTTGACCATTGTGTCCCCCTGCCTTGGGGGGTAACATGGGATCCATGGTGAGCATCGAAGATCGGATCCTGACGACGTACGAACTCCTTGCGGAGGAGCCGAACGAGTGGGTTGACCTGGGCTCCATCCGCGAGATGGTCGGTGACGACGTATCCCGCGAAGACATGGACAAGGCCTTTCGCGCCGTGGACCGGCTCCAGGGCGTGACCCTCATTCCGGAGGCGAACCGGAAGACCCTGACCGAGAAGGACAACGCGGCTGGCGTGGTCATCGGCGGCGAGCTGAACCACCTCATGCAGGTTTTCCGCCGTTCCTCTTGACACCCCCCACTTTGGGGGGATAGATTACTCGTATGAACAACAACGAAACCACCGCCCTCCAGCTCCTCACCGTCGGCGGCGGCAAGGCCATCCACCTCCGGGACGCCCGCTACGACCACAAGGCCATCCTCTGCGGCGGGACCCGCGTCAACGGCCGGGCGCAGGTCCTCCGCGGTGTCTACAGCCCCACCGCAGTCGTCACCTGCAAGGCCTGCCTGAAGCTCATGTGATCTACCGGCGGGGCCCACCACGGGCCCCGCCAACCTCCGTGCGCACGCAGTGGGCGTGCACCCGCCGGGCCGCACCCGGAGGACCTGACCGAGTTCAAGCCTCGGACGGAGGGCTTCCCCGCGATTGGAGCACCATGACGAAGCCTCTGAACCTCGAAGAGATCCCCACGCAGGACGTGAAGCGCGGGCAGTACCTGCACCGCCGCGGCTACTGGTACCTGGTCATCGGAAACCCGGTGCTCGACCCCGACCACGCGGACCCGGCGTGGCTCATTCAGGTCGTCAACCCCAAGGGCGATTCCGAAATGTACGTCGCGCCCGACCCGACCATCCAGGCCAGCTCGGTGCAGCCGTCCGCCTTCCAGCACGCGACCATCGTGCGCCGGGCGGCTGTCCTGCGGCGGGAAGCGGCTGCCCTCATCGAGCAGGCGGCCAAGCTCGAGACCTTCGCTGTCGACGTGGACCGCGGTCGCTGGTCGTGAACACCGCATCGAAAGTGATGGTGACCGGCTCGCGCACGTGGGGCGTGTGCCCGCATGAGCCGCCGCACGCGGGCGAAGACGGAACGGCGGCGGCGTCTACCTGCCCCGTCGTCCACCGGCACCGGGCAATCATGCTGGATGCCGTCCTGGAGCACCGGCTAGACCAGACCGGCACAGTCCAGCTCATTCACGGCGACGCAGTGGGCGCGGACCGCATGGCCGTAGCCATCTGGAGCCTGTACGGCTTGGGTCCGATTACCGGCTTCCCGTACGTCAAGGAGCTCGGCAAGGCCGGTGGCCCGGCGCGCAACGGAATCATGGTTGCGCACATGCCGGACTTGGTATTGGCGTTCCACCTGGGCAACTCGCGCGGTACGGCTGATGCGGTACGCCAGGCGCGCGCGGCGGGGCTGAGCGTCCATGTCTATCCAAGGGAGGGTCTATGAGCAACCGCGACTGGTGATCTTCAGTTCGGCCCCGGTGCGCGCCACGCCGGGGCCGTTTCCAATTGGCCCTTGACACCCCCCACTTTGGGGGGATAGATTGACCCTATGACCGAGACCCGCACCGCCGCCAACGACCTCACCTGGGTTCCCTGCACTCGCTGTTCCGGCACCGGCGCACACGGCCCGGTCAGCGTCGTCGGCGGCAAGTGCTTCGCCTGCACCGACGCCAGCGGCATCCCGGCCGGTGGCCACTGGGTACCCGTGGCCGTCGTTAAGCGCCGCGAGTCCGCCGCGAAGCGCCGCGAGGCGAAGCGCAAGGCTGGCGCCGCCGCCCGGAACGCTGCGTTCGGCGATCGCAACGAGACCGCGATCGCCGCCCTGGAGGCCGCCGGGTTCGTCAACGTGCGCACCCTGAAGGCCTCGGCCGTCGCTACTGACGCCTACCCAGCATGGGCCGCCATCATCGCCGTACGCGACCAGGCAGCGGACCCCGCCAAGGCGTATGCGGACTGGCTCAACCGCTGAGCCCCCGGCCGGGGGCACTCGCCCTCGGCTGCATCCACACCGAAAGAGAGCATCCCGTGAAGAAGATCGTCGCCGCACTCGCCATCTCCGCACTCGCACTCACCGCCTGCTCCAGTGGCAGCGACGCCCCATCGGACCACAAGCTCTCGCATGCGGAGTTCGACGCGCAGCTTCGCGACGCGGGCTGGGAAGTCGGTGACAACGCCTACACCATGGGCATGGCCCTGTGCGTGAGCGCGAAGACGGACCCGACCGTCCAGGGCTCCGCGGAGCAGCTGGCGCGCTTCGCCCGGTCCGGTAAGGACGACACGCCCGAGCAGATGACGCGCCTGGTTGACGCCTACTGGTCCGCGATCACCGCGACCTGCTGAACCTGTCCATCCCGCACGCCACACCGAAAGAGAGCACCTGATGTCCCGACACCCCTACGGCGTCCGCACCGCCTACGCCTTCGCGGCGCTCGCGCTCGCCGGACTCGGCACCGCGACCGTCTTTGCCTTCGCCGCCGATAACGCCCCGGCCACCTCGATCACCGTGCCGGAGACCCGCGGTGCCGTCCCGGCCGTGCCCGAGCCCGTGGCCGTCGCCCCCGCGCCGACGCAGGTTCCCGCCGTCGTCACCCCGGCGCCGGTGGCCAAGCCTGCCGTGGCGCCGCAGGCACCCGCCAAGGTGGTCCCGAAGCCCGCGGCCAAGGCCGCCCCGAAGACGGCGCCGCGTGTCGCCAAGCAGCAGTCACCGCCCGCCTACACCGAGCAGGAGCTTAGCGGCGGCTACACGGTCTGGTGCTCGAACGGCTACCTGCACGCCGACGGCTCATGCTCGAGCCGCCCGGACGGCCAGCCTGCCCCGCAACCGCCCAACCCGGACAACCCGTGTTCCGGTACCGCAAGCCAGTGCCTCGACGCCACGGGCGGCCTCCGCAACCCGATCAGTGGACTGTTTGGCGGTGGACGATGAGCCTGTCCGGCCCGCCCCGCGTTTACATCACCGAGTCCGAGCATGCAGCCCTGATCACTGCTGCTGGAACTGATCACGCCGTTCCCACTGCGTTCGGCGGCGGTCGCGTATGGATCGCCACCGGCACGCCGGATACGACCTGGGCACTTCGCCAGATCGCGGCCATGCGCGGAATCGAGGTCAGCTGATGGCGTACCCGGAAGCGGCCTCACCAGCCGTGCAGGACGCCGGGCCGGAGGTGCTCCGCGCGGTGCTCGCCGGTGACGGCCTGGCCATCGATCGAGCCTTCGAGGGCCTCACGCTGAACGATCTGCTGGAGCTTCACGAGTCCGCGCAGTTCCTGATGGACCTGTGCCGTACCGCAGGGAGAATGTGATGGACGGCCGCTACATGGTTCTGCCGGAGGATCCCAAGTCGGACGGCACCGTATGGCACATGGTGGTGGACAGGCAGGCGTGCCGAGTGCTGGCCAAGTTCGCGCCGGACATGGAGGGCTTCGCCTTCGAGCTGTCTGACCGGCTGAACATCCGGCACCTTGCGGCGAAGGCGGCCGCTCGGGCAAAGGCGGTGGCTTCTCTTACAAGGGGCCCTTGACACCCCCCACTTTGGGGGGATAGATTGACCCTATGACCGAGACCCGCACCGCCCCCGTCACCTGCACCTACGACTCCGGCTCGATCACCGAGAACGCCTGGATGTGCGGGGAGCGGGCCGTCACCAAGATGACGTACACCTTCGGCCACTACGGCGAGATGACCGACTTCGCCTGCCGGGCCCACAAGGATGCCACGATGAACCGGATCAACACCTACGGCCCCACGGTCGTCGAGCTCTAGACCGCACACACCGCGAGGTCCCTGCCGCCCGGATGCACACCGGCCGGGCGGCAGGGCCCGCACCACTACCCCGCGAAAGGACCGTCATGCCGAGCTTGAACATCATCGGGCACCGCCTCGAGCGCCTCGAGCGCACTCAATCCAATTACGAGCACAAGCCGGATGGCATCGCAATCCTGAAGGTGGAAGATGTCCACCTCACAGAGGAACTGACCGTCATTGCCGCCGTGTTGGACGCCCCGATCGAAGACATGCATCCCAGACGACGCAGCAACCGGCGTCACCGCATTCAGCAGGTCCGAGTGGTTACTGTCGCCACCGGCGGCGGCGAATGGGAGACCAGGTGGTGGAGCACGGACTCGACCGCGCATGGCACCGGCGTGATGGCCAACGGATCCGATGGCGCGGAGACCCAGCTGAGACGTTACGACTGGCCTGCCTGGCTGCTCGAGCTTGTTGACGAGCACGTTCGGGCCTGGATCAAAGAGGAGTACCCCCGTGGCTGAATTGCCGACGATGCAGGAGTACGCGGGCGTCTGTCCGCGCTACAACGCTGATGAGGAAGTCCCGCACGCGTGGATGCCGGTGCAGACCGTCATGACACGGAAAACCAACAGTGCGCTATCCCGGAAAATGCTTGGCTCACCGGACGGGTCCGTTCCGGTGCTCGAGGTGTGCCGGGCTTGCCAGGGTGTGCGGGTCTACGTCTACCGTCCGGCTGCGGATGTGGGCGAAGGCATCAACGCCGCTGACGTTTGACACCCCCTAACTTGGGGGGTAAGATCTGCTCATGATCTTCTACTTCGTGTATCTGTTCGTCAGGGCCTTGGTCCGCGGCCTCGCCTACATGGTGATGGGCTTCGGGGTGATGATCCTGTGGATGCTGAAGCTGATGATCTTCCTGCTTCTGATCGGCTTCGTCCCCTTCGGACTCCTGTCCCTCGCCACCGTCTACGCGATCACCGGCGCACTCGACCACCGACGCCTGCGACGCACCAAAGTCACCTGATACGCGTATCGAGATCACCGCACGTGCCCCGCTGCTAGCTTCACAGCAGACGGGGCACTTGCGCGTCTGGGCTCTAAGCCCGGGCAAACTGGAGCTCTAAGCACCGACCGGCCCCCGTCGCACCGACTATGACGGAAGGGGCCGACCGTGGACCCGAAGCGCATCTCCGAGATCCTCGCGGATCTCGCGAACGCCAGCGATGAGGACCTTCGGACGGCTCTCGCTGCCATCCGCACCCAGGGCACCGAGCTGGCCACCGACACCGCACCGGCCACCGAAGAGAGCGTCAGCGCCCTCCGCGAAGCCGTTGCCAACGCCCAGAAGATCTCGAGCGAGCTCACCGAGCGCGCCAGCAAGGTCAGCCTTGGCGAGCAGCGCGCGGCCGCACTGGCCGAACTGGACGGCGTGCACGACGCGTCCCGCGACAACGTCGCACCGCCCGAGCCGGGCGACGTGACGGACGTGCCGGACCCCGGCGCCGAAGCGGCCGACGAAGGCGACGACACGGACAAGGGCAAGGCCCCCACGAAAAAGGCCGCGCCGAAGTCCCGCACCGCGGCCGGTCTCGGCAAGCTGAACGGCGACACCTCGCCGGAAGGCCGCAACGCCGGGGCGATCCAGACCATCACCCGGGTCCGTGGCGGCGTGCCCGGCATGGAGGTCGGCACCCAGCTCAATGACCAGACCTTCGCGCAGGCCGTACGTGAGCGTGCGCAGGCCGCCGGTGGCATCGGCCGCATGGACGTGGCCCGCGTCGAGTTCAACTACCCGCCCGAGCGGATGCTTGGCTCGGACGCCGTCGCCAACACTGAGCGCATCGCCGCGGCGAAGTCCCCTGAGGCGCTCACCGCCGCCGGTGGACTGTGCCTGCCGCTCGAGGTGCGCTACGACATCAAGGTCTTGGGCGTCACCGACCGGCCCGTCCGTGACACGCTCGTGCGTTACGGCGTGGACCGCGGCGGTATCCAGTACCGCCAGCCGTTCGACGCGCTCACCATGGCCACCGGCTTGGGCGTGTGGACGCAGGCCATGGACCAGGCCATCGTGCAGCCCCCGGCGGACCCGGACACGAACGTCTACAAGTCGTGCTTGACGGTCAACTGCCCGGGTGTCGTCGAGGCCTCGATCTACTCGACGTACATGTGCCTCGAGTTCCCGAACATGACGGCGCGGTTCGACACCGAGTGGGTCACCGCGACCACCGAGGCTGCGCAAATCGCGTGGGCCCGGTTCGCGGAGAACCAGCTCCTGTCGCGGCTCGCCGCGGGCTCGAAGATCCTCAAGGGCCTCGGTGGTGTCCTGTCCGCGATCGCGGACATCCTCGCGACCTACGACCGGATCATCAGCCAGTACCGCTACCGGCACCGCCTGAACTCGACGGTGCAGCTGCGGACCATCCTGCCGCAGTGGTTGATCGGCATGCTCCGCACGGACCTCGCGCGGCGCATGACCAACGGTTCCCCGGGCGACCTGTTCACCATCGCTCAGAGCCAGCTCGAGGCTTGGTTCGCGACTCGCAGCGTGAACGTCACCTGGCACCTCGACGGGCTCACCGGCGGCACCGTGAACGGCGTTGTCGTCGCCGACCAGACCTACGCCGACACCGTCGCCGGTGGCGTCGTGCCGAACTGGCCGCTGTCCGTCGACTCCCTGCTGTTTGTCGAGGGCGACTGGCTGTTCCTCGACGGCGGCACGCTGGACCTGGGCTTGGTGCGGGATTCCGACCTGAACAAGCGGAACCGCTACCAGACCTTCGTGGAGACCTTCGAGGGCGTGGCGTTCGACGGCAAGGAGTCCCTGCGGATCAACATGCCTCTGCGGGCGCGTGGCTCCTCGGTCGGCACCACCGCCCCGGCCGATTGGGATGTCGTCAACCCGGCGTGATTCGTGAGGTCCGGCGCGTCCCCCGACAGACGCGCCGGACCTCGCTCACCCAATCGCCCCGAAGGGAGTGCCAGTGCTGTTCACCGAGATCGATGCCTTCCAGGCCGCCGCGCCGACCGCCGTTAACCTGCTCGCGTCCGCGCTTTCCCCGGCGACCACGGATGACCGCTGGCAGGAAGGCTTCTCGTTCCGCGGCGAGCAGTGCCCCGCCCTGTCTCTGTTCGACCCCTGCGACGGCTCGCCCGCATACCCGGACGAAGACACTTCGCCGCCGGTATACGTGCAGCCGATGGGCTACCGGCTTCGTGAGGACTGCTCGACGCTCGCCGTTGGGATGAACTCGGACCGCATCCGCCGGATGTCCGAGGCGACGGCGTCTTTCGCGGTCGCCAACGAACTCTGGACCGGCGCAGGGACACGTGCCAACCCGCACACTGCGGCGCCAGACGGCTCGACGATCAACCCGTTCCTCGCCTCGAACGATGCCACCGTGGTCTCGAACACAGGCCTCACCGGCGCGCTGGACGCGCTCGGGCTGCTCGAGGAAGAGACCCGCCGCCAGACCAAAGGCCAGGCGGTGTTCCTGCACATCCCGCTTCGCCTTGCGATCGTGCTCGGTGCGCAGCTTCGCCGGGTCGGCAACGAACTGCGCACGCCGACGGACGCGATCGTGGTGGCCGACGCCGGTTACGACGGCTCGGGCCCGCTGAGCACCGGCACGCCGGAGGTCCAGACGGTCACGATCACCGGCGTACCGACGGGCGGCACCTTCACCCTGACGTACTCCGGCCAGACCACGGCGGGCATCGCATTCAACGCCACGGCCGCTACCGTCCGTCTCGCCCTCGAGGCACTGTCCAACCTTGCCCCCGGCGATGTCGCGGTGTCCGGGGCGGCCGGTGGCCCGTACACGGTCACCTTCTCCCCGCCGGAGAACGTGCCGCAAATGACGGCGTCCGGCGCGGGACTGACCGGCGGCACCGCCCCCGCCGTGAACGTCACCACCGGCACGCCGGGTGTCGATCCGGCACCGGTCGCCGGACTGTGGATGTACGGCACGGGGCCCGTCGTGGCGCGGCTCGGTCCGATTGCGGTGCTCGACCAGCCCAAGCAGACGGTGGACCGCCGCACCAACATCCGCGAGCTCTGGGCGGAACGCATGTTCGGCGTGGGGTTCGACCCCTGCGTCCACTTCGCCATTCAGGTACCCGTCCCGTAAGGAGAGATCATGAGCTATGACGGCGCGGGCACACTGTTCGCACTCGGCATGCGTGCCACGAAGCTCGACGCGTCAGGCCTGCCCTCGGTAGGCCTGAAGAACGCGTACGTGTCGGACTCGCTTGTCAAGATCGAGATCGGCCTCGAGTACGAGGACGCCAAGCAGGTCACCCAGCTGAACGGCACCGGCGTGGCGTGCGTCAACTACCAGGCGCCCTACACCCTGAAGCGCGGCTCCATTGCCGGGCTCCAGATCTGCCAGCCGGACCCGAACTTGGTCGAGTTCCTCATCGGCGGCGAGACCATCGTTGACGCCAGCACCCCGCCCGCGGAGATCGGCTACCGAGCACCGGCCACCGGCGTCGAGGAGACGCCCTACGGCGTGTCCCTGGAGTTCTGGAGCCGGGCCCTGATCGGTTCGGCGATCGCACAGAACCTGCCCTACTTCCACTGGGTGATCCCGCGTGCGTTCTTGATCCCCTCGGGATCCTGGTCGATCTCCGGCACCGAAGCGATGCTGCCCGAGTTTGACGGCTACTCGATCCAGAACCCGGCGTGGGGCACCGGCCCGAACGACGACTTCACCTACCCGTCTGACCGCGTCTGGCAGTACGTGCGCGAAGCTGCGCTCCCGACGATGGATGCCGGTTTCGTGCCGGTGGTCGCGCAGGTCTGATGTCCACCCCTATCCCGCTGCCGGACGTTCCGCCAGCCCACGCCACGCAGATCTTGTGCGCGGCGTGGGCTGCGCCGTCCGACATTCCCGAGTCCGCTCGCGTGGGCATCACGGACGGCCAGTGGGAGCAGGTGCTCATGATGGCCTCGGAGATCCTGTATCGGCTCTCCGGTTACCAGTGGCGCGGCGAGGGCTGCACGGCCACAGCCACCCTGCGCTCCCGGCCCGCGGCCATCGGCGCCAACGACTGGACGCACGCGTCCTGCGGTGTCTGCGAGTGCTGGGGATACAACGGCTACAGCCAGTGGACCGACTGGTCATCGTGGGGCCCGATCGCGGGGTACGGCGGCTACCACCCCCGCCCGCGCGCGGTGCCGCTCGAGGCCGACGCACGCGCCATTGTCGAGGTCCGTTCCGGTGGTGTGGTGCTGGCACCGACGGCCTACCGGGTGTCCCGCTCGGGCTGGCTCGAGCGGATCGACGGCGACGGCTTCGCGGTGTGCGGCGCCGGTGGCCCGACCGAGGTGGACTACAGCTACGGCCTCGCGCCGGATTCGTCCGGCGTCCGGGCCTGCGTGCTGTTCGCCATGGAGCTGGCGAAGCTCCTGTGCGGCGATGACTCGTGCGCGATCCCGGCCACGGCCACCTCAGTGACCCGCCAGGGCATCTCGATCCAGATCGACCCGTCGGGCTTCCTGGACAAGCGCCGGACCGGCCTGCCCGCGGTGGATATGTGGCTGGTGTCGGTGAACCCAAAGGGCCGGACGCGGTCGGGCTCGGTGTGGTCACCGGACATTCCGCAGGCCGAGCAGACGTACACCCCCTGACCTGGGGGGCCCGAACGGGCTACGATCACGCCATGACGTTGAGTCGCGAGCATGACCCCTACAGCGGGCACGTGGTGGACGACGAAGTGCCGGAGGTCGGCGGGGCTGGCGTCCCCTTCGAGCCGGTAACGCCTCCCGTCGAGCCGATCCCCGAACCGGCCCCTGAGATCGCCGCAGAGACACCGGCCCCAACCAAGCGCCCCGTGAAGCGGCGCCGCGGCCGGATCCCGTCGGCGGCCGACCTCGAGGCAGCGAAGGCCAAGCTGTGAAGCCGGACAACCTCCCGAAGTACGGGCTGAACCTCCTGCCCTTCGCGGAGCACGTTTTCGCCGAAGTCCGCGCGTTCTTCGCGTTCAACGGCATCGCGCTACCCGAGCGGCAGTACATCTGTCCCGGCCTGCCGTCGCTCGACGCGTGGGACTGCGAGCAGTTCGCTGTGGGCTGTGTCGGCATCATCGACGCCAACCCGCAACAGGGCTCGATCTCCTCCGCTGCACGCGGCGGCTCGCCGTTCAGCTCACAGAAGATGCGGGCCGTGGTCTACGGCATCCAGATCGTGCGGGCTTGCGCGCCGACCATGTCGGCCCGCGGCAACCCGCCTTCCCCGGCGACTGTCGACGCCGCCGGTCGAATGCAGCTGAAGGACATGGGCTGTCTCTCGCAGATCGTCGTGAACCTGTGCTCATCCCTGCCGGAGTGGATCCCGCAGGGCGTGAATGCCGACGCCGGTCAGTGCGTGCCGCTCGGGCCGGAGGGACGCTTCACGGCCATCGAGGCGTCCATCACGCTCAACGCCATCGAGCTGTTGCCGCCGCCGGATCCGGACGTGCTGTGATGGCGCACATTCAGATCAGTACCCCCAAGGGCGGCGTGAATGATGCCGAGTTCGTGCGCTTCGTCAACGCCCCCGCTGGCCCGATCCGGCACGAGCTGGACCGCCGGGCGACGAACGTGCAGCGGTATCAGCTGCGCGCGGTGCCGAAGAAGACAGGGATGCTGGCGTCCACCAGCCGGAAGAACGCGGGGCGGCTCGGTCTCCGGCCGTACGTGGACGTGATCATCGGCAAGCAGGGGCTCACTGACTACCTCGGGTACATCCTGTACGGCACGCACGCCCACTACATCCGGGCTATCCCGAACCGGCCGAACGCGCACCTGCGGTTCATGGTCGGCGGCGGGGTGCGGTTCGCGAAGCAGGTCTGGCATCCGGGTACGCGGGCGAACAACTTCGTGCAGCGGTCCATGGCCCAAGCCGCCCATTAGTCCTAAGTAGACACACCATTGAGAGGGAAGCCATGTCGGGCAAGCGTTACGGAAGCGAATCAGAAGCCCCTATCGTCCCCTTCGAGCTGAACGTCCGGCACGAAGACCCCGAGACCGGCCGCGAAGAGTCCCGCTGGCACGAGTTCAACGCCCGCCCGCGGACGGACGCCGGGGGCCTGCTCGCACTGTCCAGCACCAGCACCGGCACCGAGCAGGTCGGCGTGGTCCTGCGGCTGATGAACCGGATCCTGCTCAACTCGGACGGGGTGCCCTCCCAGTGGGAGGCGACTGTCCTGCCGGTGCCGGACGACGCGCCCGAGGACTACGAGCCGAAGTTCCGCGGGCCGGACGGCGTGCTCTACCCGATGGCCGAAGCCAAGCGCTTCGAGGAGCACAACGCCGGGTCCAGCCGCCGACGGCTCATGAGCCTGATCGAGGGCGAGTACACCAGCGTCGACACCACCGACCTGACCGCCGTGCTTCAGGACATGATCGGAAGTGCAGCAGGCCGCCCTACTACCGCGCGGTAGCCATCCTGAGCACCGCGCGGCAAATCTGGCTTCGAGGGTACGTCTCCGGCCGCCTGGCCCTGGCCGGGATCAATACGCGGACACCAGTTCGCGAGTACCTCGATGCCGTGTACGCCATGATCCTGGAAGCGATGCCCCTTCAGGAGAACGTCAAGTCACTGGAAAGCCACCTGCGCACGATGGACGCGGTGATCGATCCGGTGTCGGTGCGGGAGACGTGGGGGCAGACGCCCGAGGACCAGGCCATGGCGGCGGCGTTGTACGGACAGTAGAGGGGGTCGATCCGGGTGCTAATCGGTGAGGCGAGTATCCGGATCGACGCCATCACGGCGGACCTGAAAAAGCAGGTCAACAAGGACCTGAACGACGCGCTGAAGTCGATCAAGGTCGACAACGATCCGCTAGTGGCCATGACGCAGAACCTGCGCAAAGCCGAACTCGACCTGCTCAACACAGAGGAACGGCTCGCCGCCGCGCAGGAGAAGACCGGCCAGGCCACCGACGCCCTCACCGAGGCCCGGAAGAAGTTCGGCGACTCCAGCCGGGAAGCGGCCAAGGCCAACCTCGACCTGAACAAGGCGCAGCTCGAGGAAGCCGTGTCGGCGGACAGGGTCATCGTTGCCACGAAGAAACTGAACACCGAGCACAACAACCTGAAGCGTGGCGCCGCTGAAGCGGAGCAGGCCACGAAGAAACTGCGGAACGCGCTGTTCGACTCCAGTTCGATCATGGGCGCGCTCGGCAATGCCTTCGGCCGCGGGCGCAAGGCGTTCAAAGACGTGGCCGACGAATCGGACAACGCCTCAAAGAAGCTGTCCTTCGGTGAGCGCGTGGTCCGCGGCCTCGGTGGAGCGATGGACAACGTCGCGAAGGCGCCGCTGAAGTTCCTTCAGGAAGGCTTCAGTCAGCTCGGCAACATCGGCGGCGGCGTCCTCGACGTGCTCACCTCGAAGCTGCCGTACATGGCGGGCGGGATTGCTGCGATCGCCGCACCCGTCGGCGGCCTTATCCTGGCGCTGCCCGGTCTCGCCGCGGTGGCCGGTTCCGCCTTCGCCGCCATCGCCCTGGGCATGGACGGCATCAAGAAAGCATTCGGGACGCTCACCCCCGCAATCGACACGCTCAAATCGAAGGTCTCGGACTCGTTCGAGAAGGCCCTCGCCCCGGCGGTAAAGAACCTCGCCCCACTGTTCCCGGCGATCACGTCCGGCATTCAGCAGATGGCGACGGCACTCGGTGGCACCGTCACGATGATCTCCAAGACCATCACGTCCGCCGAAGGCCTGAAGGCCATCAAGGTCACGCTCGAGGGTGCAGCCCGGTTCATTCAGGGCATGCAGCCGGGGATTGACGCACTGGTCAAATCGTTCCTGACGCTCGGGGAAGCCGTCGGCCCGCAACTGAAGGCGCTCGGGGCGAGCATCGGATCGATCTTCGAGGGATTCAACAACGCCGTTAACGAGCTGAAGGCCTCCGGCGCGCTCGGGCCCGCCTTCGAGGGACTGGCCGCGGTATTCAAGTCCATCGGCGGCCTGATCACGCCGGTGATCGTCCTGCTCGGCAAGCTCGCCGGTGCACTGGAAGGCCCCCTCGCGACCGTGATCGACGCCATCGCCAAGGGGCTGGCGGCCGCAACGCCGGGCATCATCGCGTTCGCGAACGGCTTCGGCAAGGTGATGACCGCCATCGCCCCGGCGCTCGAGGCGCTACTCCCGTTGATCGGCGACATCGCCGGGCTCATCGGCGGGGTGCTGGGTGACGCGTTCGAGGCGATCATGCCCGCGCTCACCGAGGTCATTAAGGCGCTCTCGGGCGCGCTGCGGCCGGTGCTGCCCGTCGTCGCCGACGCATTCAGGCAGATCGGCGAGGCCATCAAGCCGGTGGCTGGCGAGCTCGGCCAGGCACTCGGCAAGATCTTCGCCGACCTTGCGCCGATCATCCCGACCGTGGCAAAGGCGCTAGTCGACTTGGTCCCGGCCCTGCTCGATCTGGTCAAGGCGGTCATCCCGCTTCTCGAGCCGTTGATGCGGCTCATCACGATCGCTTTGCCGCCGCTGATTGACCTGTTCACTGCGATCGCCGTGCCGATTATCCAGCTCGCCGCGTGGATAATCGGCCTGCTCGTGCCCATCATTGTCAGCCTGGTCAACACCGTGGCGGACGGCACGCAGAAGATGATCGACTGGTTCCGCAATTTCGGAGACAACATCTCCGGCGTGTTCAACGCGATCAAGGATTTCCTGAGCGACATCTGGGACTTCATTTGGCGAAACACCATCGGCAAGATCATCCAGCTCGTGCAGGACGGCAAGGCGAAGTTCGACGAGTTCGTGCAGACGGCGGCACGGATCTTTAACGACCTGCGCACCAAGATCAGTGACGCCGTCGAGCGGGTCAAGTCGGCCGTCCGCGAGAAGTTCAACGACGTGGTCAACTTCATCCGCGGCATCCCCGGCCAGATCGGGTCGTTCTTCGCGAACTTCGGCTCGATGCTCTACAACGCCGGGCGCGACCTGCTGACCGGCCTGATCAACGGCATCAGCTCGATGATCAGGAACGTCATCAGCAAGGTCGTGGATGTCGGCAAGAGCATCCTGAACGGCATCAAGGGCGCCCTCGGCATCAACTCCCCGTCGCGAGAGATGGCGATCATCGGCGACTCAGTCGGCGAGGGCCTGGTCCTCGGGCTTACCCGATCCATCACTCCAGTACAGAAGCAGGCCATCGCCCTGGCCGACGCCACGATCCAAGCCATGGCCGACAACCTCGGTGGCGCGAACGTCCCGACCATCGGGGTGCAGGTGACGCCGGTCGGCGGGATCCAAAGCCCGGACGGCTCGACGACGAACCCGAGCTTCGGCGCCACGAATCCGGCGAACTACGTCCGGCCGCAGTGGGTGTCCGACCTCATCAACGCCACCGGCGAGCAGACCACCGTCAATGCCGCGGCTACCGCACAGGCGGTCACGGACGGGCTCTCGGGTGTCGCTGTCGTCCTGAGTGCCACGCAGGCCGATAGTGAGATCCAGAAGGTCCAGGCCACCAACGAGAGGCGCAGGTAATGGAGGTCATCTACCTCGGTCCGATGGGGCGGCTGATGAAGATCGACATGCCCTCGGGTGGCTACGAAGCCAACCTGGTCGAGTACGGCGGCGAGCACGTGCCGCTGTCCGGCCGCCGGACCAAGGATGTATTCAGCCGCCGCATGGAGTTCAAGGTGGCTACCGACGGGCTCACCCCGATGGTCCTGTCCTGGTTCGAGATGCTGTACACCGGCGCCGTTACCGGCCCGCTGTACCTGCTCGAGTCCAGCCGGGTGAACAAGCTGCGTGCGCGCATCTCCTCGACGGGGTCCGCACCGCTGGCGCTGAACGCCCTCTCCACGGACTGGACTTTCGCAGGCACCTCACTTACCCAGGTAGCCGCCACGACGCTCCTGCTGCCCGCTGGATCCCAGCTCACCCCCGGCCCGTCTAAGGCGCTCCAGTGGGTATCGAGCGCCACGAACCAGGTGGTGGCCGACACCGCGCTGATTCCCGTCACGCCAGGGCAGGTGCTGGTCTTCAGTGCCTTCGTCCAAGCCGGTACCCCGAGCCTCGAGATCGTGCCGTACAACGCCGCCCTCGCACCGCAGGCGCCCGTAGCCGGGGCCACCGTCATAGCCGGGACGCCGCCGCGGCGGTACGTCACCTACACCGTGCCGACGAACGGCACCATCGTGGCCGTCTCCGTGCAGCTGCGGTCCGCCGCCGCCAGCACCTACACCACGGTCGGCTGGCAAATCGAGGAAGGCGCGCTGCCCGGCCCCTGGGTACTCGGTGCGGGATCTCCGCAGGTGCTGTTCCTGGAGAACGCCACCGGCGATCGTCAGCCCGTCGGCCGGTACACCGGCGGGACCTACACGCTGAAAGAGGTCTGACCGATGCAGCAAGCCGGAAACGCGGACCTCGCTGCGGCGCTCGCCCCCGGGCAGAAGCGCTACTTCGGCGTCAAGCTCATGGTCGATTGGGCCCGCAACAACCTCTACGCCGACGCGCTCTCGGACATGTCGGCGTACTTCGATTCCGGCTCGATCGATCGCCAGCTCGCCGGGGTCATCCCCTCGGAGATGCAGACCACAGAGGGATTCTCGACGGCGAAGCTGACCATGCAGCTGTCGGGAGACCTGCCGGACGGCACGCCACTCTGGAAGGTCTTCAGCCCGTACTCCGGGTACGGCGCGTACGGCACCGGCGGGGCCGTGGACATCCCGGTGTACCTGCAAGTTGTCACGCTCACCGCGGTCGGCATCGTTGCTACCGACCAGTTCACCGGCTGGATCGACTCGGCAGTCCCGGACCGGGTGACCGGCGCGGTGACAATGACCTGCTTCGATGGTGGCGGAAAGCTGGAAATCGCCCAGACAATGGACTTGTGGGCGTGCGACGCCTACCGGCGAGAGTCCATTATCGATTCGGCCTCCGCGAACTCTCAGGAAGCGCTCGAGTCCGGCACCGGCACCATGTCGTGGCTGATTGACGCACTCCTTCGGCGCGCCGGGTTCTACGAGGGGCCGAACCTTCACAGTCTGTGCATCCTGGGATGGACGCTGAACGGCTCGACGCTGCCGGAGATCGGCACCATCGCGGGAATCCCGCCGACGATCTACGGCAACGTGTGGGGCGCGGGCGGCGGCATCGGCGACGAGTCGGTGCCGATGCGCTCTCCGGCAATGCTGCGTCCTGCCGAGTGCTACTCGCCCGGCAAGTACGGCTACGCGTTCAAGGGCAAAAACGGCATCGGCACGTGGAAGACGACCGGCCTGCGGTACCTGACGAACCTGCGCGGCGGGGCGATGGCGAAGGAGCGCTACGAGCCGCAGGGATACGGCGGCCTGAACTCGAACCTGCTCGGCTCGACAATGTGGGTCTACATCGATCGCGCCAACCCAAACCAGTACTGCTTCAGTCAGTTCTACCTATCCCCTCTGATCAGGGATTATTCGGGCGCGACGCAGTACCCGGCGAACGTCCTGATCGAGGCGAACACCGGCACCGGCATCTGCCGGATGATCGTGACGAACGAGGGCAGTACCAAGTCCTGGACCTGGACCACTGCCGCGCTCGCCACCGGCTGGCACTTCCTGTCCTGGGTGACGATCTTTACCCCCGGCCAGGTCAGCGGGTCCCTGTGGCTCGACGGCGTGCTCACGCTGAATTCGACGAACGGCGGCACCGCGGGCGGGCTCGGCACCATCGCCTACCCCTGGATTCAGGGACAGACGAACTCGGCCCGCGTCTACGCCGAAGGGCGCATGCAATACGTGCAGTGGGTAGCGCAACGCAACGCCGTCATCGGCTCCTACCTCCAGCCCGCCATGGACCCGCCACCGCGGCCGCGCGAGACCGCGAAAGTGGATCTGTCCGGGCAGCGGATGCTCTGGGTACCGAACATCGAGAACGATCCGGCCGGGGATCCGCTCCAGGCGGCCGTCGGCGCCGACCTGGGCGCGCTCTACTTCACCGAGCAGGGCGTGGCGACGTTCGACAACCGGGCCACCATCAAGGGCCGCCAGCTGGTTGCCAACGTGATGTACGACCTCACGATCGACCAGATGACAAACGTCGCGCCCCTGAGTACCTATGCGAGCGTGGCGAACAAGATCGGATACACGGCGAAGTTCCGCACCGCCGGGCCGTACCAAACGATCTACGCGTCGTCGCAGGCCGGACAGTTCCTGCTCCAGCCGTCCACCGTTGCCCGGCCGTTCCCCACGTCGCTCACCGACGTGATGCAGATTCGCATGGGCGACGCGACGTGGCGCCCCTTCGCTCAGGGCTACGACTCAGGACTCACGCCGCCCACCCTGTACTGGCAGTCCTATATGGACTACTACAAGCCGGACTACTGGGATGAGGGCTGGACCAGCTACACGCCCAACTCCCGTAGCCCGAGCAACCCGCCGCCGCTCGGGCCGTCGGCGGCGGCAGCCATCTGCATGGGCTGGTTCGACTACGACTACGGCAACCGACGCGCCCGGCTGGTGCTCAGCAACTTCAGCGGCTCACAGCTGGTGGAGTTCGCGGTGGATGACTCGACGGCGTTCCTGAAGTTCGGCGGCTCGCTCATCCTCGATCGGCCAGTGGTCGTCGAGGCCGCCACCGACGGAACCTCGATTGCGCGGTACCGAGAGCGGATCTACAACCTCCCCGCCGACGACTACCACCAGGACCTCCAGTGGTTGCGTGACCTCGCCGGGAACCTGCTCGCGGACGTGAAGCAGCCGCAGACGAGCTTCGAATCGGTCGAGGTGCCGGGAGACCCGCGGCGCCAGCTCCAGGACGTGGTGCGTATCGTGGATCCGGACCGGCCGGGGCAGCCCGGCATGACTGGCGCAACGGTGGCATACGGCTCGGTGGTCGGCATCGTGCGGAACATCACCGGCGGCGAATCCGGCGCGAAGCTGACCGACACCCTGACGATCCGGACTTTCCCCGGGTAGGGGGTTATCCTGACGGTGTCCTTCGCGGGATACCGTGCCGGGCAGGCGCGGCGTCGGCCCCGGAATCTTGCGGCAGGTTCCGGGGCCGCTTCACGTCAGCGGTACTGGCCGCGCTTCACCGGCGAGCTGAAGACCGGCGCAAGGTCCACGCCCTCCGGTTCGTCCACCTCGATGAAATCGCCGTCCGCGGTGAGTAGCACCCACTGCTTCTCGCGGTAGTGCATCGGCGTAAGCAGCGGGCCTTGCGTCTGCCAAAGCAGGTAGCCGCGCGGCTGGCTCCAGGTCTTCGAGCCGTGGATCGAGCGGGCTCCCGGCCCGGCCGCGTTGTGCACCGCGGGATCGACGGCAATCAGGTTCTGTAGCGAGTCGCGGTCTGGGCGTGTCGTCCCGCCCATGCCTTTGTTGCGGCGGTGGTGCGCGTCGAACGTGTCGGGGTCGAGCGCTATGCCGCTGACCTCGCAGTATCCGGCGCTGCGCTCCCAGAGCGCTTTCCGAAGCATCTTCCAGTTGGGTACGGCGTTCTTCACGGCGTGTCCTCTCTTGTGTCCCCCCGGCATGGGGGGTACGATACGCCACATGAACACAGCAACGCCAGACGACACGACCACCGAGGATGACTCGGTCACCACGGTAGAGGTGTGGATCCGTCACGAGATCTACGACGCCGCGATGCTGCGCGCCCGTCGGCAGGGTGAAAAGCTGGCGGCTGTTGCTCGCGCCGGACTCTTCACCGCGGCCGCCGAAGCCCGCCCGCTGACCGGCTTCGTCCTGGTCAAGGACAGTATCCCCGGGCCGCAGCGCTTCGCCGCGCGCGACATCGCCGAACATGCCGCCGCCGATGACGAACGCGTCGTCGAGCTCGGCACGCCCGAGGCCGTCGCACTCGGCATCGGCAAGGTCCGCCCGCGGCCGTATGGCGAGGTGCGCAGGCGGATCCGCTTCTCCGTGCCGAAGGAGACCAAGCAGATCGCCACCGAGCAGATCGAGGCAAGCGGGGAGGGCGTCCCAGCCGCAATCGAGCGCCACCTTCTGGCCTACACCGACACGGGCACGATCATCACCACGCCCGCCGCCGCCAAAGAGAACTGAGAGACGCAATGACCTCGCCTGCCCAGCAGTCCCCTCGCGCCATTTACGCCGCCATCTGGGGGGTCATGAAGGACGTGACCAGCGTCCCGAAGACCGGCCAGTATGCCCAGGGCAACACCCGCTACAAGTTCCGTTCGTTCGACGACACGATGGTCGCGCTGGGGGACTCGTTCCGTAAGCACGGCGTGTTCGTCCAGTCGGCCATCCTCGACACCTCGATGGACCTCACCTCGAAGAAGACCAGCAACGGCGGCGTCATGACCGTCGTCACGCTGCGAGTTCGCTTCATCTTCACCAGCCTGGTCGACGGCTCTGAGCTGGTCTTCGAGGCAATGGGCGAGAGCGCCGACACCTCGGACAAGGCCACCAACAAGGCCCACACGATGGCCATGAAGACAGCCCTGACGCAGGCCTTCGCGCTGCCCACCGGCGAGAAGGACCCGGATGCCGAGCGCCCCGGAGACGAGCCCGTGCAGAACCAGCAGGCCCGCCAGCAGCAACGGCCGCAGAACCAGCGTCCGGCCAATTCGGCACCGCCGGTGAACCAGGACGGCCAGGCCGCAGAGAAGCGCGAGGCCGCCGCCCAGTGGTACATCCAGCAGATGCAGGCACCGGACATCACCCTCGAGCGCCTGAACTCGATGATCGGCACAGCGAAGGAGCGAAGCCTGCTCGGCTACCAGGTCAACGGTGCAGCCCTGAAGGTCCACTTCGCCGCGGCCGGTGCCACCCTCGGGCAGGCAGCGCCGGAAGGCGGGTACTGATATGCCGTCGGCACAGGTCACCATTGCGGAGTTTTGGCCGGACCACGCCGGACACAAGGATGTGGGCAAGCACCCGCACATCGGAGACGACGGGATTGTCTGCGCGTGCGGGGAACTGCTCGGCTGGCCGATCGAGGATGAGCCGGATGATGACGGCTACGAGCCGACGCCTATCCAGCTCACCGACCAACGCGGCCCGAAGTCGGAAGCCGGACAGGCCGTCTGGCAGAAAGCAGCCGAGACGGTAGCAGCTGCTCGCGGGCGGAAGGGGGCCTTCGGGGCTTATCCGGAAATCATCCCCGAGGCACCGCAAGAGGTTCCGGACGTTGTCGAGTCCACTGTGGAGCCCGAGGTGATCGAGGGTAACTACGGCCCCGTCGAGATCGTGCGCGACGAATTCCCGACGCAGGCCGAAGTGGATGCGGTCATCCGGCCCGAGACGCTCGCCAGGTTTCAAGAGCTGGTACAGGCAGCGCGCAAGCCGGTCGAGGGCGACGACTTTGTGGTCACGGCTGACGAGACCTGTGACGAAGCGCAGGCCGTTCACCCCGCCAGTGGAGACGAACCGGCGGCGGTCCTCGACGACGGCGCGACGTGGGATCCGAACGCCCACGCCTACCGCTACGAGCCGGAACCCGAGCCCGCGGCGGGCACCGAAGTCGTGCCGTCCGAGACGACCTCGAAGCCGTTCGGCCGGTTCGACGACGAACCGAAGGCTGGCTACTGCACCGCGCTGGTGATCGATGAGGACGACGCGGCAACGAGCTGCGAGGATCTCGCGATGCCGGACTCCGGGTGGTGTGCCATGCACAACCACTACGGGATCCGGGAGGTTACCGCCCGACAGGAAGAGAGCTACGTCGAGGAGTTCGGCGGCGGGCGCGACGTTGCGCAGCTCCCGCCGGTTAGGGAGGTGGCTACGCCGGAGATTGGATCCGGCACGCCGATCATGCCCGAGCCTGGCTCGAACGATCCCATCATCTCGGACCTCCCGGCGCTCGACTCGACGCAGATCTACACGCCGCTCGATGTGGAAATGCAGATGGTCAACTTGAACAAGCGGCTGGAAAACGGCGAGTTCTTCCTCCGGCAGCAACTCGCCCGCAACCACGCCGCAGAGCACGCGCATTCGATCAAGTACGCCAAGGCCATCAAGCTGTCTACCGCGAGGTCGGCGGACCAGCGCAAGGCCGACGCCACGATCTCGTGCGAGCGCGAGTCGTGGGAGATGACGGAGTCCGCCACGCTGGTCCGCTGCACGCGGGACCTACTCCACACGATCCGCGCGCAGCTGTCCGGCTTCCAATCCATCAGCCGCTCGATGCAGACGACGTTCACCAGTCCGACGGCGAACACGGACCGCTCCAGCTGGACTGGCGGGCGCTGATGACTGTCGTCCAGGCATGGGTGCTGGTGTACGTGGACGGCAAGCAGGTGGCCTCGAAGCAGGCTGGTTCGGAGCACATCCCGTCCATGCTGACCGCTGACAAGATCGCCGCAACCACTCTCCGGGCCGCCCGGCTCGCGGTGGGCCTGATCGAATCGACCTACCCGGAAACCGAAGAAAACGAGAAAGAAGGAAGTCCCGCGAATGGCTAACGAAGCGACGATTCAACTGGTCGGCAATGTCGGACAGGATCCGGAACTCCGGTTCACCCCGTCCGGCGCCGCAGTTGTCCAGCTCAGCGTGTGCGTCACGCCGCGCAATAAGGACCAGGGCACCGGCGAGTGGGTGGACGGCGATGCCACCTGGTACCGCTGCACTGCGTGGCGCCAGATGGCTGAGAACATTGCGGAGTCCATCAACAAGGGTGACCGCGTTGCCGTCACCGGCCGCGTGTCCCTGCGGAAGTGGTCCTCCAGCGAGGGCAAGGAAGGCCAGTCGCTCGAGGTGCAGATGGACACCTGTGGCCCTGACCTGAAGTTCGCCACGGCGATGAGTCAACGTGCACAGCGCGGCGGCGGGCAGCAGCAGGGCGGCCAGCAGCAGCGTCAGGCGCCGCAAAACCGCCAGCAGGGTGGCCAGTACCAGCAGGGCGGCGGCGATGACCCCTGGGGCTCGGCACCGCCGCCGTACGGTCAACAGGGTGGCCAGCAGTCCTTCCCGGACGAACCGCCGTTCTGACCGATGAACTCCTAGCTGTATTCCAATACAGCTGGTGAGCGCGAGCCTTTGTGCAGAGGTGAACGCGAACGAGAGACCCCTGGGGATCGAGTCCCGGGGGTCTCTCTTGCGTCCCCCCAACTTAGGGGGTAAGATCCACGTCATGCCGCACACCACCCGGAAGGCCAGCCTCGCCACCCGGAAGACCAGCCTCACCGGCTGCGACACGCTCACCATCGAGCTTCGCCGCGTTTGGACCGACCAGGTCGACAACTACGGCGACGACTGCCCCGTCTGTCAGCTCGAGGACCGCACCATCGAGGTCGGCCTATACCTGCCGCTCGCCTGCCACGCCACGCAGCTCGTGAACTGCTGCGAACCGTGCGCCTTCCAGCTTCCCCGCGACACCGCGGGACTCGACTGCGACCGGCCGGTCATCATCGAAACCGCGAAGGACTAGCCCATGACCGATCTCGTGAAGCGCGTCGAATCCGAGGCCCTCGCGCGCGCCTACCCCGACGCCTACGCCGACGGCCGGACATCCGCCGAACGGCTCCTCCGCGAGTACCCGAGCTTCGCGAAGCACGCGCTGAAGATGGCACTTCTCCAGCTTGGACTACTCGACCACCCGAGCAAGTACGCCCACCCGAAAAACGCCCTCCAGCCGCAGGACTTCGCCAAGACCCGCGGCTTTGCGGATTTCTTCATCGCCATCTACGAGGGTCGCATCAAGTTCGTCGAGACCAAGAAAGGCGCCCGCCGATGACCGAGCCCGATCAGGAATTGATCCTTCACGACGGCCGCAAGCTTCCGGCCGCCACCGACCTCCGGCGGACCTTGCGCGCCGGGCTGGATGCGGCTATTGCGGAGGAAGAGACGGCACTTGCCGCGAAGGGCGACCCGCTGCCCGAGGACTACTACCACGCGTTCCGCCGGTACGGGGCCATTGCGGAGACTGCGGCGGACTACGGCCGAGCCTTTGCCGACTTCGCCCGCGACGTGCGCAAGAGCGCTGTACTGGAAACCCTGGCCACCGCCGTTGGCGAGCAGGACGGCGTGCCGAACCAGGGCATCACCGTTCCGGACATCGACGGCACCGACCTGAAGATCGAGATCGACGCCGCGAACTCCTACAGCTTCGATGAGTCCGCTCTGCGCAACGCCACCGCCTTCCAGTTCATGACGGACCGGCACGAGCAGCTGGTGAAGATGTTCCAGTCCGAGTTTCATGGCGACGGCGAGGAAGCGGTACGCCTGCTGTCCGAGCTGCTCGCCGACGCCATGGCGGTCTACACCTCGCTCGGCAAGTTCGTTCCGCAGGTCTCGAAGGTCCGCGCGGCGGCGGCGACGGTGGCGCGCATGGAGGGCGGCGAGACGGTGGCAGCCGCCCTGAAGCAGGCCACCACGAAGAAGACCGATTTCAAGGGCGTGAAGGTCACGCGTGAGCAGCCGAAGGCGAAGCCGTGACGGGCAAGGCGAAGCGCGACGACTACGAGATGGACCAGACCGATGAACGGCACGCGGTCCTGGCCATGGCCGTCCGGAAGGAGCTCATTACCGACCCTTCCCACCGGCTGCTCACCCGGGACACGCTGAACGTGCTAGCGCCGTCCCTGCTCACTGCCCACCGCGAGCTCTCCCACGCGGGCCTGATCTACGGGATCTTCGTCACCGGCAAGGGCTACGCCGCCGCGATCGATTGGGGCATCGTTCAAGATCCACACGAGAAGCTCATGAAGGGCAAGCCATGATCGAATCCCTCCGGCAGTCCATCGCCTGCGCGCAGCGAGCGATGGACCTCGCCCGCGACCTGGACAAGGTCCGATCGCCCGGCGACCTCGCGCAGGTCTCCGGCGGCGTGCAGCACGAATTGGCCTGCGTCATCCGCACGCTCTCAGATGCCCTGGACGCCCAGCGACTGGCCGCCGCGGACGACCGGACCGGGAAGGAGCGGGGAGACGCACCTGAGACGAGCAGGGCGGCCGCGAGCCTGGTCGTGAAGTCCGGCACGCAGCGCCACAACATCCTCCGGTCCCTGCTCCAGCGCGGCGACCAGACGGACTACGAGCTCCAGCAGAACGTAGGCATCGCCGAATCGTCGGAACGCCCCCGCCGCGGTGAGCTGGTCGACGCCGGTTTCGTCACGGCAACCCGGCTAACTCGTGAGCACCGCGGCCGAGAATTCCAGATTTGGACCCTCACAAAGCTCGGACATGACCTCATATTGGACCTTGACGGACTGCCTCCGGCGGGGTCTGCCGCGCCGATCACCACCCTGTTTTGAGGGGGAGAGATTTGGGTCTATGATCGTGTGACCCCGGGCCGCTGGCGCGCGGCGGGACCCCTCACAGGATCCCGCCGCACTTGCCTCTCACCGTCCCGACACACCTCGGGAGGTGAACGGCCGCAATGACTTTATCGCCCCACGTACGCGGAAGCGGCGGACACCCTTAGGTATCCGCCGCTTCGTGGTCTTCGTCGCCCAAACGACCTACGACCGCCCGCACCCGCGTCCCAGCAAGGACTAGCGCTAACTCGACCTAGCAGAAGGAACGTCATGAGTGTACCAAGGCGCCCCGACATCCGTCCCCTCACCTTGGGGGCGCGCGGCCTGAAGGCCTGGCTCGACGAGTTCGGTCGACGCAACGGCCGCTACGCCAAGACCACTGAGATCCTGGCCGCACTCCCAGACCTCGAGCCTGCGGTTGTCGCGGCAATGGAAGAGCTGGCCCTCCGTGGACACATCCGGTTGGCGATGATAGATCACGAGATGGCCTACGCCACCCTCGACGGCGGTGCGGCGGAATGAGCGACTTCACCCTCTCGCGCGCGCCACTCCCGGCCGACCAGTTCACGATCATCTCGAACGCTTTCCAGCGCGGCCAGCTGCCGGTGCCGCTGAAGGCCGTGGCTCGGTGCCTGCTTGGATACATGATCTCCCTCCCGAATGGCTGGGAGGTCAATCGGGCGCAGCTCGACGCGTCCGTCATCGAAGGTCGCGACGCCGTCACCAACGCTCTGAAGGAGTTGGAACGGACCGGCTACCTCGCCCGCACCAAAACATCCCAGGGTGGCCAGTGGGTATGGACGTGGGCCATCACGGATGACCCGATTGTCCGGCCGATCACTGAATCACCGTCACCTGAATCTCAGGGCATGGTCCCGACCAGGGAAAACACCACGAATCCGCAGGTCGTTGCACCAACTGAGATTCCGTCGACGGGAATCCAGTCGGTAAAAGAGAAGACTGATCTTAAGAAGACTGAAGAGAAGAACACCGCCGCTGCCGCGGCGAGGGCTTCGGACAAGGAAGCGACGGCAGGCGAGTACGTCTCGATGAACAAGCGGGCCACTCTCCTTGCTCAGGAGCACTACGAGCGGCTCGGCAAGATGGGCAACGTTCCCGCGTTTATGAAGATCATCCGCAAGGCCTTGATCCATGGTTACAGGGACGACCACGTTAACCAGGTCCTCGCCTTCATTGCCGAGCACAACTGGACGCTTACGGAGGAGCGCCTCGCGAATCAGCTCCGCGGAGGAGCGCGCCTCCCCAGCTCCCGCCCGGCCCCCGCTCAGCCCCGCCCGGCCGTCTACACCGGCCGCACCCGCTTGGAGATGTGACACATGGCCCATAACGCATACGACATGCAGACCGAGCGGGCTCTCCTTGGGGCCATGCTTTCCGCGCCAAAGGATGTTGAACAGATCTTCCTTGCCGTGCCGACCGCGGCTTTCTGGTCACCGCAGGCACGCGCCGTCGCCGGGATCATCCGGGACATGGTCATCAAGCACATGCCGGTGGATCCGATCACCGTGCTCGCCGCCGTCGAAGACCTCGGCCTGCTGTCGAAGATCCCTGGCCCGTACCTGATCGACTTGCACGGCTCGTTCTTCCACGTCCCGAACGCCGACCAGTACGCCGACCGCGTCACCGAGTTGTACGGCCGTCGTCGGCTCGCGGAGGCCTGCGAGCGCGAGCTTCAGTCCCTCGATCGCGAGTGGGAGTCCGGCGAGCCGACGCCGACCGCGGACGCCATCGGCCGGATCCAAGCCACGCTGAAAGAGCTCACCACCTATGCGTCGTCGGCCAGCACCGTCGAGCCGCACACCCTGGTAGACCTGCTCTCCAGCTTCGAGGAGTACGACTGGCTCGTGCCGGGCTTGATTGAGCGAGGTGACCGGCTGATGCTCACGGGGGATGAGGGGCTCGGGAAGTCCGAGTTCATTGCGCAGGTGTCGTGCTGCACGGCGGCGGGGATCCACCCGTTCCGCGGCGAGCCGATCCTTGACGGAAACTCGGAGATGCGCGTCTCGATCGTCGACTGTGAGAACTCGCAGCGCCAGTCCCGCCGCCGCTACCGCCGCATGGTCGGCGTGGTGGACGCGCAGCGCGACGTTGCGCAGCTCCCGCCGGTCGATTGGGGAAAGCGGATGTTCGTCGAGTTCCGCACCGGCGGCATGGACTTGCTGAAGGGCACGGACGCGGCGTGGCTCGAGCGCTACGTAGGCAACACCGCGCCGGACATCCTGGTCATTGGCCCGCTCTACAAGCTCACCGGCGGGGCGAACATGAACGATGAGACGGTGGCCGGGGAGGTACTGCGCGTGATCGACGGCATCCGCGAGCGCCACGGCTGCGCAATCATCACCGAAGCTCACGCCGGTCAGGGCAAGAACCTCGACGGGCAGCGCTACATGCGCCCCCGCGGGTCCGCGGTCCTGCTCGGCTGGCCGGAGTTCGGCATGGGCCTCCGGCGCGCAACGGACCCGTCGGCGGACCCGAACTCGGCCGACGTAATCAGCTGGCGCGGGCAGCGCGAAGAGCGGGACTGGCCGCAGGGTCTCGTACGCGGGCACTCCGGCATGTTGCCGTGGCGGCCGAACGCGGAGTACTGGGACCGGCCGGATTCCCAGTGGGACCCGACCACCGCGTGATCCACCCCATCCTGGGGGGACAGACGGTAGGCTCCTTCCCGAGGTGATGGGATGCATGACCACGTGAGCACCAACGGCGGCCTTGACTTCGATCTGGGCGTGCCGCCGGTGGAGGGATCGACCTTCCACCGACTCGAGCAGGGGCCGGGCCTCGGTCGGCACGTACTCCACGATGAGCAGTCGCGGCAATATGACGCGGAGGCCTTCGTGCGCAGCGTCGCCCGGCCCCGCACGACCTTGCACACCCGCCGGGCGCCGATCTGGAACCAGGGCCCGATCGGCGCGTGCACCGCGTTCGCCGCGCTGGGGCTCCTGATGACGGAACCGTTCTATGGCGACTGGATGTTCACCGAGGGCGACGCGGTGCGGCTCTACGAGCAGGAGACGGCCCTCGACGACCGGCAGATTCCCGGCCGGTATCCCGAGCAGGACACGGGCTCGACGGGCCTGTGGTCCATGAAGGCGCTGAAGGCGGCCGGGTATATCACGGGCTACCGACACGCGTTCTCCGTGGACACGGTGCTGAAGCTGCTCCAGCTCTCCCCGGTGAGCCTCGGGATCCCCTGGTACGAATCGATGAACGAGACCCACCGGCATGACGCAATGGTGTCGCCGGATGAGTGGCTCGCGGTCGACTTCGGTTCGGGCCTGGCTGGCGGTCACCAGATCGTGGCCGTCGGCGTGGACTACGAACGCGAGGCCGTCCGGCTGGCCAACTCGTGGGGCACGTCGTGGGGTGAGGACGGCTACGCCTGGCTCGGTTTCCGGGACCTGACGAACCTGCTTGCTAGGCACGGCGACGCCGTCGTGCCCGTCCCGGCGAGGGGGTTGTGGCAGTGAACGAAGGTCTGGACGTGTACACGAAGTACCAGCCCGGCGTGGACTTCGGGCGCGTTGCCGCGGCGGGGCGCCGATTCGTCTACGTCAAGGCGACTGACGGTCTGAGCGTGCGCGACACCGGCGGCTACGGCGCGGCCGGTCGGCGCGCCGGGCTGGCCATGGGCGCGTACGGCTACGCGCAGTTCGGCGACCCGCGGGCGCAATACGGCCTGCTCGTGCGGGAGGCGAAGGCAAACGGCCTGATGGACCTCGGGCCCGCGCTCGACCTGGAGAGCCCGTTCGTGCCGGGCAAGACGGCTACGGACTTCGCGATCGGCTGGCTTCGCATGGCGGTCGAGCTCGGGAACTTGCCGGTGTTCTACGCCAACGACTCGATGATGGGCTACCTGCTCCCTGCCGTCCGCGCTGCGGTGCCCTCCGTGTGGCCCTGGATCGCCCGCTACGGCGCTGCGCCGAAGAACAGCTACCGAACCTGGCAGTACTCCAGCACGGGCAGCGTGCCGGGCGTAGGCGGCTCGGTGGACATGAACAAGGGCGAGGTGCCCGTCAACGCGGGCAAGCCGCTGCCGACACCGACCCCGACACCCGGCACCAAGACAAGCGAGGTTGAGCTAATGGAGCGCAAGACCATCCCGAAGAGCCCGGACACCGTCGCCGTCCGGCTTTGGCTGCCGGGCACGGCGAACGCGGCGATCATCATCCGGCCGCGGATCGACGCGAGCGGCGAGGCGCCTAACCCGGTCTGGCTGGGCAACATCTTCGCGTGGGGCTCGGACAAGGTCGGCGTTGGGCACAACCCGAAGACGGATCCGAACTACGCCGTGAAGATCACCAGCCACCACCGCCACGAGCTGCCCGGCGCGGTGTGGGCGGACCTCGAGTACTCCTGCAATGACGCGTGGGAAATCGACATCGTTGGATGATCCACATCCGACGTTTGCTCAACCGAGAGGCAAGATCATGAAAATCCTTGGACGCGACCCGCTCGCGTGGACGGCCGCCGCTGCCGCCCTCATCCAGTTCGTCAGCGCGTTCTTCATCCACGTGAGCATCGAGCAGCAGGGACTCATCACCGCGGTGGCCGTTGCCATCTTCGGGTTCATCGGTGCTGCGGCGCTGCATGACGGGACCTGGGTTGCCGCGATCGTGGTCGTGTTCAAGACGGCCATCGCCGCCGGGATCGCCTTCGGGCTCGGCTGGACCGCAGAGCAGCAGTCTGTGGCCATGCTCGCGATCGCCGCCGTGCTCACCCTTGCGACCCGCAAGGAAGTTACGGCGCCGGTGACGGCCAGCGGCGAGACCATCGGTAGCGGGCGGCTCTGATGACGGGGCGGACGTGGGAACTGACCTTGCCGTACCTGCGTCCGCCCCTGTCCGCCAACCGCCGTAAGCACTGGTCACCGGCGCACCGCGAGTACAAAGCGGTCAAGTCGGACATCACCTACCTTGCGAAGCACTGGCAGCAAGCCCACGGCTTTCTCGAGCTGGGGCGCGCAGATGTCGAACTCCTCTGGTTCCCCGGCTCGAACCGGCTCGCCGACGGCGACAACCAAACGGACTCCATCAAGCCCATCCTCGACGGCATGGTCGCCGCCGGTGTCTGGCCAGACGACAACTGGCGCTACGTCCGCCGCTCCTCCGCGCAAGTCGTGCCGCGCATCGAGGACCCCCTCGACCGGGCGACCGCTACCGTGATCCTCAAAGTCACGGAGGTGGAAGATGGTCGTTCGCGGGACGGTGACGAACACCCTGGTAGCCGCCGACGGCCGCGGCCTCCAGAACGTGACAGTGCGGATTGCCCTCATTGCCCCCGCCAATCCGTTCCTCCTGAACGGCGTCGGCGAAGTGCTCCAGCGCGTCCCCGCTGACACCGACCACACGGGCATCTGGACCGCGTCCCTGATCGCGAACACCGAGTTCGAGCAGATCAACACCTACTACCTGGTGGATGAGACTTGCGCACCCGGCGGTCACAAATGGGCGATCCGGATGCCCGACGGCGGATCCTACGAGCTCCGTGACCTGCTGGTCTCACTGCCACCGGGTGAGAATCCCGAGGGTCCCACCGTGCCAGGCGGCACGTTCGAGTTCAGTCAGCCTGCGCCAGACAACACCTGGACCATCCCGCACAACCTGGGTTTCCACCCCGTCATCGAAGCCCTCGAGGGGCTCGATCCCACTGCCGAATCGAACGGCATCGAATGGCGATCCCGTAGCGACCCGAATCTCTCGACCACCGTCCTCCGCTGGTCGTCTCCCGTGACCGGAAGGGCGTACTGCTCATGACACGCAAGTTCCTCACTGCGATCGACATGACGCAGAACCAGATCATCAACGCGGTCCTGGAGGCGATCGCCGGGAACGCAGGCGGCACCGTCACCGACGGGCGCATCTGGTTCGACTCGACCGCGGGCACCGTCAAGATCCAGATCGGCGGCGTGGCGATCGACCTGCGCAACCGGGCGACCCACACCGGCACGCAGACCGCGAGCACGATCTCCGACTTCACCGCCGCCGTGCAGGCCCTGCGCTGGGCGTCCATGCTCCCGCCGAACGCCTCGGTGGACATGAACGGCCAGCAGTTCTCGAACCTCCCCGCGGCCAGCACCGGCGGCCAAGCCGTCGAGTACGCCCAGTTCCAGACAGCCATTGCCGGGATCCAGGTCGGCATGGACTTCAAGGAACACGTCGACATCGTGGCCCTGGCCAATGTGTCGATTGCCGCGCCGGGCGCCGCGATCAACGGCCGCACCATGGTCGCCGGTGACCGTGTCCTGCTCACCGCACAGACCACCACCAGCCAGATGGGCTTGTGGCAGTGGAACGGCGCCGCGGTCCCGATGACCCGGCCCGCCGACTCGCCGACCGGCAACACCGGCGCGATCGTCGCCGGGACCGTCGTCGAGGGCTACAACGGCACCGCGCGGACCCTGTGGATGCAGACCGCGACCGGCACCGGCACGAACGGCGCGATCGTTGTCGACACGAACCCGCAGGTGTGGACGAACCCGTTCACGCAGAACCTCACCGCCGGGTACGGCATCACCGTGGTCGGCTCGAAGGTCGGGTTCAACCCGGGTCTCGGCATGGCGGCGGTCGGCGCGGACGGTGCGACTGCCGGTATCGATCCGCTGGTGGTCGGCCGGAAGATCGGCCCGCTCGCGATCCCCACCACGACCTCGGGGATCTTCACGGTCGGCGCACCGTCCGGCGGCTACACGCCGGTCACTATCAACCACGGTCTCAACAACCTGTGCCCCGCGTTCGTGCTGCGATTCGGCTCGGCAGGCACCGACCCGGGGCAGCAGATCGAGGCCGACAACAAGCCGGTGTCCGGCACTGACGCCAACAACCTGGTGGTGCAGATTCCGACGACCGGCTTCGTGACGAACTTCTACCAGATGATGATCGTTGGCTGACGCATGAGCCGTCGCTTCCTGGGCGCGGTAGACCTGGGCGCCAACAAGATCACCACCACTGCCGTGCCGACCGCGGGCCCGGACCTGACGAACAAGACCTACGTGGATGCGGCCGATGCCGCTCTCGGTGCGCGCGTCACCGCCCTCGAGGGTGTGTATGGCGGCTCCTATCGGGCATCGGCATCGCAGACGATTGCAGGCGGCCTCAACAAGCTCACGTTCGGCTCGACAATCCAGGCCGCCGCCGGGATCACCTGGAATGGCACCGACACCTTCACCGTGACGCAAGCGGGCCTGTACGCCCTATCGGCGAGTAACTACATGCCAGGTACGGGCGGTTTCTCCTCGAACGTCTTCATTGGATCGTCGGCGGCGTCGCTCGGCTCGAATTACATCAGCGGGAACTTCACGTCAGCCGGTTTGTCGGCCGAGGCCAGCATCGGCGCCTACCCGCTCGCGGCTGGTGCCACCATCTGCGCGTACGCCTACAGCAACGGCGCGTCAACAGGTAGCCTCTGGAGCTTCGATCCCGCGGAATTCCACGTCTACAAGGTCGGCTAGAACCTACGAATTCAGGAGCGATTGTGCCTAACTTCGCCACCCAAAATATCGAGTTCGAGCAGTGGACCGGAACCAACCTAGAGGCCGTGGCCGATCTGATCGACTCCATCAATGGAACCGAGCGTTTGGATGCCACAGTGGACTCCGAAGGCGCCCTTCACGTCACGTTCCCTAATGGCGGCTTCGAGCGCATCGTGACAGCGGGTCACTACGTCGTGGTTACGCTCGACTACCACGACAACGACATGCCTCCGGCGCGGTTCGCTCGATGGTTCGACGTGATCTAGGACAGGCGTCCTGCGACCCGACTACGGCGCGTCGCAGTGAGGGTTGATCATACCCCCTAGCTAGGGGGTATTCTTCGCATATGGGTGATAGCACGCTCCACGTGGTCTACGTCATCGGCGAGCCCGGCGTGGGTAAATCGACCGTCGTCGGCGAGCTCACGCGCGGATATGAACGGGCCGTGGTGGCGCACCGAACGGACGGCGGACCAGCCCGAGAGTTCCTGTACGGACCCGGTGAGACTCCCGTTGCGACCGAGCTAGGCCGCCGCGCCGGGCCGCACCCGGAGGGCTTCCCCGGCACCGACGCCATGAGCATGAGCGCCATTGTCGGCGTGGAGAAGTGGCTACTCTCCGGCAACGCCACCGGCCTGGTGATCGGCGAAGGCGCCCGCCTGGCGAACAAGCGCTTCGCATCCGCCGTGCTCGAGGCCGGTGGCCGACTCTCCCTGGTCCACCTGACTGATGCCGACGGCGCCGCGAAACGTCGTGAGACTCGCGGCGGACACCAGAACCCGGCATGGGTGGCGGGGCAGGGCACTCGCGCCTGGAAGTTCTTCGTGCTGTGCGCGAACAGCGTCAACACCTGGCCTGGTCAGCTGGCCACCTACTCCGTGCACCTCCCGGCCGACGACGCCGTAAAGATCCTGAGGACCATCACCGGGCTCCTGCCCGTCTCGTGAGAATCCAGCCCCTGTCTCGCGACCGAAAAGGAGCGCTCAGATGCCCCCTCGCCAACGCAAGACCCCTCTCCGGGCCGTCGGCCCAACGGAGAAGGCCCCGGCGAAGCCAAGGGCCACTGCGCTCGAGCGCAAGGTAAAGACGGCGCTTCAGTCACAGCAACTGGTTGAACTGATCGCATCAGGACTGACGGAGCGCGAGGCCGCAGACAGGCTGAAGATGGTCCCCTCGAGGGCCTCGAAGCTGCTCAATGACCAGCTCGCCGCCCATCTCGCACAGAACAACGAGCGCCGCGAACTGCTCGTGACACAAGACCTCGAGACCGTGCGACTGCTCATGAAGGCGCACATGCCGATGGCCTTGCGCGGCGACGAGAAGTCCGCGCGCATCGTGCTCGGCTGCCTGGACAAGCGCGGCAAGCTGCTCGGGCTCGACGCCGAAATCAAGATCCAGATCTCGAACCAGCGAATCGACGAAACCGTCAGCGAGGTCGTCAAGATGCTCGAGGCCGGTCCCGACGACCTGCCCCGGCTGCTCGAGACGGACATCTTCGTGATCACCGACGCAGAGCCCCCGCGCACCGAAGCGGCCGGAGAGTGACGGCCGTCAAGGAATCGACACCCGAGGAGCAGGTCCGCGCCTACCTCGAGAAGCTGAACCCAGCAGAACGGCGCCTGGCACAGATCAGGCTCGATCGCACCCTGCGGCGGATGCGGGCGCTCCGCGAGTTCCCGAGTCCCGGCCATCTCGCCAAGTTCGTCCAGCCGGACACCGTGCAAACCGAGATGATGGCCGCCCTCGACCGCGTGATCATCGCCGCGGACACGGGCTTTCAGCGCCGGTGGATCATCTCCACCCCGCCGCAGGAAGGCAAGACGCAGCGCATGGGCACCGTCGGCCCGCTTTGGCTGCTGCTGCGCGACCCGACGCGCCGGATCATCGTGGCGTCCTATGAGCAGGGCGTGGCCGCCCGGTCCGGTCTCGCTGTCCGGCAGATGATCGAGACCTACGGCGGCGGCTACAAGGGCGACCGGTTCCACCGGAACCAGGATGACCACCTCGGGTTGATCCTCGACCCCGACCGTGCGCAGCAGACGAACTGGAACCTGATTGACGGGCCGGGCCGCCGCAACGGCGGGATGGTCGCGGTCGGCGTGGGTG